GGTCCTCGCAGTACACGACCACGTCGATGTGGAACTCCAGGTCCTCCACCTTCTGGTCATCGTGGATTTTGAGCTGATCGGCGTCTACCGCGTTTGCGCTTGCGATTGCTCGGAGCGCCATCGTGGCTGCGAGCGTCAGGAGCATGTCCTTGGACTCGGTGTTGATGTGTCCCACTATTCCTCCTCATCTATTACGTGGTCATCGGGTGGACCGTCCTCGGCCCAGAAGCAGGCATTACTGCACCACCGTAGGACCGATGGACGCCCGCACCCGGCGCATGGCTGGAGCTTCCGCTTCGGGGGCGAGTCGGGCTGCGCGTTGAGCTCGAGGCCGAGGACGTAGAGGAAGTACCGCCGCTCGAACGTGTTGCGGCACGGCACTACCATGTCGACTCCGTCGCTGCTGAGTTCGATGACTGGCATTACCAATCAATCCTCGGCTTGATGCCCCGGTAGCTGCACTCGTCCTCGATCTCTTCCATCAGGGACTCGTCGGCCGCATCCCCACCGTGTTCGATGAGCCCGTCGTAGATGACGTGCAACTCCTCGTCGTCGAAGCGGATGAATCGGCGGTTCTTTGCGATGGCATCTGGGTTGGGACTGAAGAAGTTGCCCCAGTCCTCGGGGACAAACTTCGAGATGAACCCGGCAGCGCGCTTGCGCCATCCTCCGCGTTCGTCCCATCCGTCCAGTGTGTCCGTAGTCCACGTTTTGATGTGGCTTTTACGGGGCTTCGGCTTGTCGCCGTTGAGCGGTGCTTTGAATCCGGTCACTTGCTGCTCCTTCCAGTGGTTGCTTGCTGCTAAATGCAGCTTAGCACCTTTGAACCGTCAGCGCAACTCGGGATGCTTCTCGAGGATTGCATCAAGAGCGCGCTGCGCTATCGCTAGGAGGTCCGGGAACTCTCCGAGGTCCTTGTCGATGTTGTCGATGTCCGCGAGGGAGATGGATTTGGTGTAGCTGTGACGGAGTTGAACGGCGATCTGGAAGACGTTCCACCCGTCGGGATTGCTGTTCAACTCCCCTTCGACGGTCACCCAAGCCTCGATGCCCATCTTGCTCGGATCGCTCCCGATGTCGAGGATGAAGCTGTTCTTGTCCTCGGCACGGTCGGGGAAGTGGAGGCTTGCTGCGCCCCCCTCGAACTTGAAGTCCTCGATCAGGACCTCATTCACCTTGGTCTTGTTCATAGCTGCGTCTCCAGTTCTGCAATTCGCTCCTTCACGGCGGCGAGTTGCTTGTCGATGTTTCCACGGTAGCCCGCGTTGCGAGCGATCGTAGTTGCTTGCGGTGAGCGACTCCGACGAAGGCCGGCCTTGTGCATCGAGAGCATCCCCTTGAGCTGAGCGAGCCCAACGAGTTCGCGACGAACTGGGTCGGTCATGTCGATGACGGTGTGTCCCATCGGCATTAGCTGAATACCTCCTCGATGAGTAGTTGGATCATGAGCGACGCGATGACCTGGAAGACCTCCGGACCCCCGGGCGGGATGACCTCGACGTGGCGGCATGCCTCCTCGTAGTGCTGATGCAGCCCCACCACGATCCCCGGCCCGTCCCCCATCTCGTAGTTGTCCGAGACGATGAGGTGCCAGTCTTCCGCTTCCCGCTCCGTGAAGTACACGTAGACGTAGTCGTAGGGAGAGCCACTGATGGCTGATGCCTCGACGGTGACCTTGCCGATCTGCGCTGCACGGAGGCGCTGCTCCATCTCCGCAGGTGTGAATGTGCGCTTCATCAGATCACATCCTTGACTGCGAGGACGATGGACAGGGTGCAAGTCACCATCAGCAGTGCGAGTGCGAGGCCGATGAATCCGAGGACCTTGAGCCAGAGGATCGACTCGTTGTGGCGCTGCTCCTCGATGGCCCATTGCTGGTAGAACTGCTCCATCTGGTGATGTTCCATGGTCTGCTCCTTAGTTGAGTGCGGCTCGGTCCTCGATCTCCTGCTGGGCGATGACGAGGAGGTCGGGGTGGTGATACGCGAAGTAGATGGCGAGTGCCCAAAGACGGAGGTTGTCGCTAACTACCACTTGCGTGACAGCTTGATTTTCCCGGGGTGTAAGCATGCTGCTCCTTCGGATTGCTTGCTGCTCGGGTGCAGCTTAGCATACCTGAACCGTCAATGCAACACGGATTTGCTACTCCGTAATCAAGGCAAGAACGTTCACGCGTTCCCGCGCCTTCTGCTCGTAGACCTCGTGAGTGATCTGGACCTTGTAACGACAGCCCATGATCACGTTGAGGTTGTCATAGTCCGGCGCGCCCCACGCGTGAACGCTCCATGCAACCTCCCGCGCCGAGCTGACCACAGCAATGATCTGGCGATCCGTGCCGATCCACTGAAGGATGATGCGAGTGAAAGCCCTCTGTGACACACTGACGTCTGGGACCAGTTGAACTACCTTCACGTCGTAGATACCCTCGGGCAACACGTGGTGGTAGATCGGTCTAACACTCTCGTTCATTCCACTCCTCCTCGTTGACGCGCCATCTCCCGATCCAGAACTTCCACCGATCGATGATCCGGCCGGTAATCACTACGGACCAGGTGCCGGGCAAAACCTGGACCACCGAGTGCCGCCATTCGCTACTACGCAAGCGCACAGCGGGAGCGCGCACCGTGTCATCGGGCCGGTTGTCCCCCACGTCGGTATATCCGCCCCGCAACACCAGGGTCAGGAAGTTCCACGGATGCGAATGCTGGTACTCCCGTGGATCACCCTCCACCCAGTGATGCAAGCGGATGCTGATGCCGCCCCACAGTGAAAGCTTCCACCGTCGCAGGTCGTTGCACTTGAAGTGGTCGGCGTCGTGGTACTCCACTTTCATCAGTCCTCGAATACGCGTGGATGGGGGCGTACCTCCACATGCTGCGGACGGTGGGGCTTCTCGGTTCCTTCCGTGATGTGCCCTGTCTTGATGCGACTCATCGTGGAAGCGCTGACGTGATACCGCTCGCCGAGGTCACGGGGGTTAGCTCGGCAGTGGCACGTGGGGCAGCCGTTGGTCATGAGCAACCGCAGGGTCTGGACTTCCCGCGTCGTGAAGAAGATGGTTCTCACTCCGTCTCCTTGAACGACCCGAGGAGGGATGCCGCGCATACTGTGAGCGACCGGTTCACGTTGGTCCAGACCTCGCGATTTCCTACCGTGTCTTCGGTCCGTATCCGTAAGACCCACTTGTCATTCTCGTTGCTGACGCCGAGGTGGACGAGGATCAGTGGGCACTCCTCCTTCATGAACCACCCGAGCAACTCGATGAGTTTTTCCACTATCGACCTCCCGGTGTCGAGTTGTCGTTGATCAGCCGCCAGGCAAACCTACGGAGTTGCTCGGCCTCGGTGTTGTAGTGCTTGATCCGCTTCCGCAGCCACTCCTCTTCCTTCGGCTCGAGGCCCTTGTACTGCTCCCGAACGACGGTAGCTAGCACGTGGCGGCATGCGCTCATAACCGAGAACGCGGAGAGGAGGGCGTACCCGCCCCCCACCCGCATCGCTCGCTCCCGCTTGGTCATGCTGCTTTCCGGCTCTTGCCCGGCACGATGCGAACTGGCTTGTGCTTGATGACTGGAGCGACCCGGCTACCCGGCTCCGTCTCCCAGTCCCCGATCACTGTGACCTGGTGCGCCTCCGCTAGCCGGATCATCGATGATCCGGCCGAGGTGTACGGCATGCCCGTGCAGTCGGCGACCTCTCGGTTGTTCCACTCCTTGTTCGGGTTGGAGCGGATCAGGTCGAGTACTTCACGGTCACGTACTTTTCCCGTGGTCCGCCGAACTCTCGGCTTCTCCGGTTCCTCGAATGTGAGGAGCAAAGCGTTGAGCGCCTTCTCCCGCTTGTCGAGGGTTTTCCGCTCCGCCTCGATCTCTCGAAGTGCAGAGCGAATCTGCTGCTTATCCATTTAGCCCTCCTTCAGGCTGTGGCTTGCTTGCAGCTATAAGCATAGCAGCAATGAACCGTCCTGGCTACTTCTGCATGCTCTCGGCGTAGCGCTGCTTGGTGAACCTCCTCCCGTCAGGTGCCGTCCAAATCGTCTTGAACTCGTTCCAGCCTCCGATGAACGGTTCCTCGATGGGGGGTAGCTCCATGTCCAGACCCTCGGGCACAGTGTACCCGGGGCCGCGCTTTCGCTGGTGCCTATCGACCAGCCAGATGATGGACACCGCCACGGCCACCACGAGGATGACCGTGACGATGAATGCTGCTGCGATCACAGGGTGTCTGTGTCGGTCTCGTCCGCAGCGGGGTCTGCGGCAGGGTCGGGGAGTGCCGTGCGACGTGGAGGCACGATGTCCGGTCCGTCATCGGGTCCTCCCGCTACCGGTGGGTCACCGGCGTTGTACTGCTCGACCCCGCCCTCGGGCAGAAGCTCGAACGTCTGCTCGTCGTCCGTTCCTGAGTCCGTGCGAGCGAGCAGATGCGTGTCGTGCACGAGCAATTCCACCGTCCCGTGCTCCCGAAGGAGCTTGGACATCTCTGCTGATTGGTCCGCGTTGATCATTTTGCCTTTCTACGATAGGCCGAACACGGGACGAGCGAGCCCGTAGGCCCGCCCGCCCTGCGATCGGATGAGAGCTTGGAGCTAGCCCTTCTTGATCCGCTTGGCGATCTTCTCCGCGGTCGCCTTCGTGAAGGAGTAGCGCCCCAGCTCCTCGTCCTTGGGGTACTTCTCCTTGTTCTCGTCCTTCCGGAGGAACACCCGGACGGCGCGGGCGTCGACGTCGGCGATGTCGGCGATCTCCTGGGCGCCGTAGCGGCCCTTCGGGAGTTCGCGGGTCGGAGGGGCCTGGCCCTTGCGGGACTTGCCCTTCTTGCCCTTCTTCGACTTGCCCTTCGACTTGGACTTCTTGGACTTCTTCTTCGGAGCCTCCTCCTCGTCGTCGTCGTCCTCGTCCTCGTCGTCGTCATCCTCGTCGTCGTCGTCGGAGTCCTCGTCCTCGTCCTCCGGCTCCTCCTCCTCGGAATCGTCGTCGTCGTCCGTGTCCTCGAGGTCCTCGAGCTCGTCGAGATCCTCCAGGTCCTCGAGCTCCTCGGTCTCCTCGACCTCGGTCTCGGGCTTTGCCTTCTTCCTGGTCCTCTTCTTCGCCACTTTACCCTCCTTAGGTGTATGTAGCTTTGTGATTGATACGGCTACGAACTTTGCGCGTCCGACCCGTGGTACCCGGAACACGCGCTTCCGATCCGGCGGGTCTACTGAGTTGACTATCACCTCTCTCGCTTGCGGATGCTTTGGGCATCTGTAGATTGTTGTCCACTGTGGGGTAAAGCTTAGCACACCTGAATCCTTCACCGCTTTCTGGGCGCTATCTGGGCATGCACTCCTCGATTCCCGAGGGCCAAACGACCAAATCCTCGGAAATCAACGGGGTGCTGTCTCCTGTCCAGTTCACGCCCGCCACGTACACGGCCGTACCTTCCCTCAGTCCGCGCTCAACGGGCTCGTGTACCACGACTTCGTGACGATTTGCCATCGCATCAATGATGGCCCACTGCTTCTCACTCAGCTCCATCTATCTCCTTTCTCATCACGCGGAGGAGCTTGCGGGTCTCTTTACGGGTAAAGGCGTATCGTCCCCCGCGCTTACCGATCCTGTGCTTTCGGAGGAACTTCCGCACCTCCAACGGGGGCACACCGAGGTGCTTGGCAATCTGGCCGGGGTTGATGAACTTCGAGTAGTCGATCTTGGCAGGTCGGCCTTGCTTGGCCAGTTGCTTGTTCTGCGCCTCGCGCTTCCGTTCGCGCCGCGCAAGCTTGTAGGCTTGTTCTTCGGGGTGGTCCTTGTAGTACTGCTCCGTCACTTCACGCATGTGAGCGTCGACGGATAGACGGAACTCGGGACGGGCTCGAAACTCCGAGGGAGTAACGCCCTCCTCGATGAACATGCGACGCATCTCGCCTCGAATACCCCACGGGCATATGCGCGCACGGGCTTTCTGGGATAGCTGATTCGGATGGAGCGCTTGAACCCCGATCCGGACGGCTTTCCTCCGTCGCAAACGGACCTTTAGGATGCGCGTCTCCCCCAGCTTGACCGAGCGGAACTTCGGGTATAGCCGCGGGTAGCGCTCCTTGAACTGGAAGCTCGCCATCGTCTGGACGGGTTGACCTGGAAGCTTCACCCGCCAAATCGTCGCCCCGTGGTAAGGGTTGACGATGTGTGCTGGGGGTGGCTTGAGCAGCCTTGCCAGATCAGGCATGTGGCCGCTTCACGAGAAAATATACTGCGCGCATATGCATGGGTCTCCTTGCGACGGTGAGCTGGGTTGCTTGCTGCAAGCAATATAGCAGCTGATTTGCTCAACCCAGATGCCCGTGGAAAACCGCTGCAAATAGCGCCAGTTTTTCACGGTATGGACAGCGAGCAATTCAATGCTTTATGCTTGCTGCAAGCGCAAAAGCTGCTTCACCGCAGCCAACCTACATAAGGAGGGCCAAATGGCCAAGAAGGAGAAGTCCCTCTCCATTTCCTTCACCAAGGAGAAGGAGACCAAGGGAACGTTCCGCTACGCGGAGGACGGGGATGACCCTGCCATCGGCAAGCTCTACCTCAAGAAGGACGCGGCCGAGAAGCTCGGGAACCCCGAGGACCTCACGGTCACCGTCACGCCCGCGGAGTAGGGGCAAGCTGCCCGGTTCGTGGTGGGTATACCTCTTCCTGGTATACCCGCCGCGGACTAACCCATACGACAGAGAAAGAGAGGGTATGTGAGATGGATCGGCGCAGTGTTCCAGCTCGGTATCTTCGTAGGTGGAGGATTGTTCTTCCTTAGCCTGCGGGACCACAGCTGGATCATGGCAGGTATCTACGCCGGGGCCGCGTTCGGCATCTACGTGGCCATGAACATCCGAATCGTCACAGAACACGAAGAGCAATAGAGTCGCCGGGTGCCCGCTTCATCGCGGGTATTCGGTTGGCCCGTAATCGAGAAAGGCAAAGATGAAGACGAAAGCGAAGCGGGAGTTAGTCGAGAAGATCGCTGCTCACCTTCGACAGGGGAACCAGCCCACCGACGAGCATGTCGACGAGATGGCGGCTGCGGCAGTCGAGCTCTTCGGCAACCTCCTCATCAGCATCGACGTGTCGCTCAAGAAGATCGCCGATGCGGCCAGTTAGTCCACCCAACCCCGACGGTGTGTACAAGCTCCAGGGACGGAAGGACGGCGGGGTAACGGACCTGCCTTTCGAACGGGCAATCCTGGGTCGCTATATCAACCACCCGGTGCGGGGAATCGTCCCCGTAGAGAACGACGGATTCCACCGCGTGATGGACGAGACGGGAGCAATCCACGACGCCCCCACCCTGCTCGATACCGCAATCATCACGTACTGGGAGCTGGACTCGGACGAGCAAGCCGCCATCATGCAGACTCATGAAGTCCGGCTCACGATCCACGGAGAACCCATCCCACCTGTGTCCTTGGGAGTGGTAAGTCCAGCGGACCGCGAAATCGGTTCCGAAGACTTCGAGCCGCCGATTGCAAGGGCACACCTCCGGAGGGCTATAGACCTGCTCCACGACAAGCTCTTAGACATGGGCCACGATCCGGCATCGCCCGAAGACATCGAGAAGGGGTTGGATCAGTGCCTCCTCGAGACAGCAGCGGGGTACGAAGGATGAGGAACGACATACTGGCGTCGGCATACATCACCGTCGGAGCAGGACTACTCGTAGCGGGGCTGCTCATGCTCACGCTCGACTGGTCACCAGAGGCAGCCTTCGTCTTTACGGGCGGAGGCCTGATCGTGAGAGGAATGTTCGAATGAAGATCTATGTAGCAGGTAAGACCCACGACTTCGAACGGGTGCGCCGGGTGCAAGCAGCCTGCCAGCGTCTGGGTCACACCATCACGTTCGACTGGACCGAGACCGTCGAGGCCTACGAGAACCCCGGCGACGGCCACGACTTCGATGCGCTCACCCCAGAGTTCAAGGCCGAGTGCGGGGAGAACGACTTCATGGGGGTGGCTAGCGCTGAGCTGGTGATTGCACTCGTGGAACACGAGCACATCACGGGGACGCTGATCGAAATCGGCATGGCCCTTGCGCTCTACAAGGACGTCTGGCTCGTCGGTAAGCCGAAGCGGGACTCGGTGTTCTACTACCTGCCGCAGGTCAAGCAGAAGTTCTCCAGCGTCTACGACATCATCCATCACCTGCCGTTCCACTTGGAGGACAACTCCACGTCGGGGGTCGGCTTCCCCGACTGATGACGAAGGTCCGTACGCGCGGGAAGCGCGTCTACTACTTCAAGACGAAGCCGATGCGCCACCAGGTGCGGGCGCTGAAGAAGTTCCTGAAAACAGGATGCGGCGCGCTCTTCGCCGAGATGGGGACGGGCAAGACGAAGATCGCTATCGATTGGGTGGGCTGCCTCTGCGTCAAGGAGAACCGTCGGCTCCGTGTCGTAGTGGCTTGCCCCAAGTCCGTCATCAGCGTGTGGCCCGAGGAGATCGAAAAGCACGATCCATGGGGGGAGATACCACACTCAGGGCCGATCTGGAAGATCGTAAGCATCGACTCGATCTGGCGGCCACACCTGTACGACGAGCTGGCGCTGTGGAAGCCCGATGTCATCATCATCGACGAGTCGGACATGATCAAGTCCGTAGGCGCGCGCCGTTCGAAGGGCGCATACCTGCTCAGCAAGCGAATCCGGTACCGCCTCGTGATGTCCGGGACGCCGATCGGTAAGACGCGCCTGGACCTGTTCGCTCAGTACAAGGTTGTGAACCCGTCGATCTTCGGGACCAGCTACGGAGCGTTCAAGTCGGAGTACGCAATCACCCGTGCATACAAGGTGGTCAAGTACCTACGGACCCGGAAGTTCCGACGGGTTATCCGCCCGTACACGTTCGCGATCACCAAGGACAAGTGTCTCGATCTGCCCGAGCGCCGCGGCCATGTCTGGGACCCGAGCGGGCCGAACATCGTCCACGTGCCCCTCAGCCGCAAGACCCGGGAAGCCTACGACGAGCTGGCCCGCGAGTCGATCATCGAGATGGAGGACTTCGAGTCGGTCACCCCCATTGTCCTGGTCCAGATGCTGCGGCTAAGCCAGCTCACCTCCGGCTGGCTCGGGGGCACACGGCCGTCAACCATGGAGCGAACCGCCAAGAAGATCGGCAGCGAGAAGCAGATGCAGCTGGAGAACGACTTGGACGAGATGATGCATGCCGACGTGAAGAAGGTCGTTGTGTACTGCCGCTTCCGTCACGAGCTACTGGACGCACAGATAGCTGCGCGCCGGGCGGGTTACAACACGCTGCTTTTCTACGGCGATGTAAGCGCCAAGCGGAGGCTCAGAAAGCGCAAGGCGTTCTATAGTACCGATAAGCCTACTGTTTTCATTTCGCAATGGCAAACTGGAGCCCGAGGTCTAAACGAGTTGGTGGCTTCGAACCAGTGCATCTGCTACGGCCTGATCTACTCGTTGATCCTCTACAGCCAGGGGATCGACCGACTCCACCGCAAGGGCCAGACCAACAAGGTGACCTATCGCCACTACGTGGCACCCGGCACCATCGATGAGACTGTCGTGGATTCCCTACGGGAAAAGAAGTCCACGGCCAAGGAAATCCTGGAACACCCAGAGCTAGTCTACGGAACCGAAGAACGCGCCTGAACCACGTGATGGCCGCGGCTAAGCAATCTGGTGTATGATTTGTGAATACAAACAGTCGAGGGGAGTGTGATGGCCAAGAAAAAGCGAGCGCCCAGCATTGACGAATACGACACCGACGTGGCTCGTATTCGTACTGCTCCGGGCAGCCCGTATCACATCGGAGATGGACTGTACCGTCTTCGCCGGAGATACCGTTACGCAATCCTCGGAATCGATCTCCGAACCGACTTGCCGTATAGCAAGGTGAAACGAAAGAGGAGGAAGAGCAAGTGATCATCGTCGAAGGCCCGGACGGAGGCGGCAAGTCCACACTCGTCGAAGGGCTGTGCATGGAGTACGGCCTGGCCGTGGGGGAGCGGGCCGTCGAGAACCGGGACCTCCTGTACAAGGTCACCCGACAGGACACCTACACCGCAATCGCTCTCGAGATCGGAGGTCAGCTCGAAAAGCCGACCATCTGGGACCGGCTCTTCTGGAGCGAGATGGTCTACGCCGACGTGGTGGGTCGTCCGGTGGAGTTCCAGCCGTACGAGCAGGACCTGATCAAGAAGTTCCTCTCGTCGCTGGCCATCACGATCGTGTGCCTACCCCCGAAGCACACGGTCCTCGAGAACGTGGCGGCCAGCAAGCACGAGATGGACGGCGTGAAGGAGCGCGCCGAGGTTATCTACGACCGCTACCGCTCCCTCTTCCAGGGGTACGGGGGTGAGTTGCTCTTCTATGACTACACCGGGGAGCAGGCCATGGCGGGGTACCGGAACTACGACAAGGTCATCACACAAATCGACCGATACATCGACCTGAGGAAAGGACGTCTATGGACTCCACTCGATTCGGAGAGTTAGTCGAGGAGCGCAACGTCTGGGTGGCTCACAACTTCCCCAGCACCGACAGCCGAGAGACCGTTCTCGGAGTGATCGAGGAGCTGGGTGAGCTGGCACACAGCCACCTGAAGCAGCGCCAGAACATCCGCGGATCGGCAGCGGACCACGTCGCCGACGGCAAGGATGCGGTCGGAGATCTGATCGTGTATCTGCTCGGCGCCATGGCTCACGTCGGTGTGCCCAAGAACACGGAGGGGTTCCGGCTCAAGGCCGTAGCCGACCCGATGGACATGGACACCATCTTCGAGCTGACCGCGGCCATCGGTGGCCTCGTGGTCCGGAGGTCGGAGTACGACATCGAAATGGTGATCCGGGGCTGCATGCAGTACTGCCACCAGCGCGGCTGGGACTTCGACGCCATCGTCGAGGAGACCTGGGCCAAGGTCAGCAAGCGGGACTGGCAGGCCGATCCAGTCGCCGGAGGTGAGGACATCAGCCCCGAGGGCCGTAAGTTCCTCATGGAGGACTGATGGACGCCTGGGAATATCCGGACCTCCGTCAGCTCTGGGACGGCATGTGCGACCAGTTCTTCCTTAGCCCAAGGGACGAGATGGTCGTTAGCTCCATGACCCACGTGTTCTTCGACGTGGCGGTCGAGACACCGAGCATGGCTTACGAGATCGATGTAGCCAAGGACCTCTGGATGACGAGGGGCCGCTTCACCACGCTCCAGAACGACTACATCGAGCCGGTGGACCTGAAGCTCTTCATCGAGCAGGCCAGCAACGTGAGCTGGCAACGGCCCCAGATCGCCCAGATGATGTGCCGCAAGAAGGGTAAGCGGCATGTGAGCTATGCCTGGGGCAACTGCATCCTTGGGTTCACGTTCCGAGCCCACCCGAAGCCGGTGATGAACATGTTCAGTCGCACGAGCATGATCACTCGGATGGGCGGCCTGGACCTGGCGCTGGCGTACTGCATCGCCAAGGAGATCGCCGAAGGCCGCGGCGACGATGTCAACGAGTACGGGTTCCGATGGATGCTCGCATCCGCACAGCATTCATCGTTGCAGGGAGTCCCGTACTTCTTCAGCAGTGGCTGGGCCGAAGAGATCAATAACTACAGCGACGACGAGATCGAGAAGCTGCCGGCGCTGCGTGGCATGAAGAAGCAGCTGGAGTACTTCGATGACCTCGATCGTCGAGAGGTGGTCTCCAAGTTGGGCACACGCCGTAGGGTGCGCGAGCAGCGCGCCTTCTTCGTAGAGCACGGTCGACACTGTGAGGCACCGAAGCCGGTTCCGCTCAGCGACCTCAACCTCGATGTCCTCAAGAAGAAATGGGATGACGATGCAGACGTATGAGGGTAGCTATCCGTACATCTTCCGAACGATCGGCAGGGACCTGCTGAAGAAAGGAGTCGAAGTCCCCGTACCCACGTGGCACGCTGTGGACGTAAGCAACTCACCCGCCCACGTGAGCTACGAGTTGCAGGACGTCAGTCTCAGCTTCGAGATGCCTCACAGCGTCGAGAAGGCGCAGGAGGTCATCGATCCGCAGATGCCATGGGCCGAGGAGCACTTTCTCGAGCGGGTGTCCGGAAGGCCGCTGAATCCCCCGCCCTCCGCACAACGCTGGTTGGATGACGGAGTGGCGAGCCGGCACCTCAAGGACTTCGGGGGGAAGGAGCCTCAGTACTCGCACACGTACCCCGAGCGCATGTGGCCGAAGCATGCTCCTGATCGCTGTGATGTTCACCAGGGCATCCGCTTCCGCTATGGCGATCTCGGGGACGTGGCAGGCCTGCTGATGCGGGAGCCACTCACTCGTCAGGCTTTCCTGCCAATCTGGTTCCCCGAGGACACCGGGGCACACCACGGAGAGCGGGTGCCCTGCTCACTGGGCTACCACTTCATGATCCGTGAGCAAGAGCTGTCGGTGACCTACATGATCCGCAGCGTCGACTTCGTCCGCCACTTCTGCGACGACGTCTACATGGCGGTCCGGCTCGGCCAGTGGATGAACGAGATGCTGGTGGAAGCCGGGGTCGACACGCAGTTCGGGGGAATCGCAATCGGGAAGCTCACGATGCACATCATGAGCCTCCACTACTTCGAAGGAGATCGCAAGAGAATGGAGAGGGCATATGGCACGACTAACTAGAGAGCAGTACCTACTCGGACGCCTCCAGCTGCTGGAGCAACGATCAAGCTGTGAGCGTGGACAGGTAGGGGCGCTCATCGTTCGTAAGAACCGCGTGATCGCCGAGGGGTACAACGGCTCACCGCCCGGGATGGCTCACTGCCTTGACGTAGGCTGTGAAGTAGATGACCACGTCTGCACCTGTGGCATCTGCGAGAGCGAGGCGTTCTCCGATCGGTGCAAATTCGCAGAGGGTTGCACCCGAGCGATCCACGCGGAGTCAAATGCGATTGCCTGGGCAGCCAGTTTCGGAATCGCAACCCACGGTGCAGCTATGTGGTGTACATACAGCCCGTGCCGTTCCTGTGCTCAACTCATCGTTGCCGCGGGGATTACCCAGTTCGTCTACGTGAAGGAGTATCGGGCCGGGAGGCTCGACATCCTCGACGACGCTGGCCTGGAGATCATCCTGATGGGTAACCAGCATTGGGACCCGGGGCCGGACTACCAGTTCACGAATCAGGTGCATTGATGACTGAGCCACATGCCGAGGACACCATGGAGGGAGAGGTAGGTCCTGACCGTAAGTTACTACCTACTGACCGGGAAGGGATCACCCACAAAGTAGAGATCGGCAACTTCACGGGATATCTCACCGCCAACCGGCAGGCGGATGGATCACTTGGTGAGCTGTTCATCCACGGCTTCGGCTCGACAGGGAGTACGATGGAGGGGATGATCAACGCCTTCGCGATCATGGCGTCAATCGGCTTCCAGTTCGGTGCGGAGCTACCGATGCTCGCTCGTAAGTTCGCACACATGCGATTCGAGCCGAATGGGGAGACGGATAACCCCCACATTCCGTACTGCCACAGCATCCCCGACTACATCTTCCGCTGGCTTGCGTTCCACTTCGGAGACAAGAGTCTCAAGAAGGAGCTAGCGCTCATCGACTTGGAGATGGCACGTGGGTAGCTGGAAGGACGAAATCCGCAATCCCAACTGCGAGCTTTGCGAACTACACGAGGAGGCTGACCATGTGTGCCTCATGGGTGCCGGAAGCCGAAAGGCCGAGATCATGTTGGTTGGTGAGGCCCCGGGCCAGCGGGAAGATGAATCACATCAGGCGTTCGTTGGGGCTGCCGGCAAGCTTCTCAACCGACTCCTCGCCGAGCATACGTCATTTAGCCGAGACGATTGCTACATCACAAACGTCGCAAAATGCCGCCCGCCGGGCAATCGGACTCCCGAGCGAAAAGAGATCAAAGTCTGCGTCGAGAACTATCTACTTGAGGAAGTCAAGCAGGTAGATCCGAAGTACGTGTTGCTAATGGGCAACTCGGCACTCCAGGGCTTCATCGGCAAGTCTGGCATCACCAAGCACACCGGGACTCGGTGGGACCTCGACGGCATGAGCGTGATGGCGACCTTCCACCCGGCGGCTATGTTACGGAATCCGAAGTACGGGGAGATGTTCGTAGCCGACCTCCAGCGCTTCGACCGCATGATCCACGGCAAGGACGAGACGCCGAAGACCCGCGTGAAGATCATCCGCACCAAGGCCCAGCTGCGGTGGCTGCGTAGCCAGCTCAGGGACGCCGACGAGATCACCTTTGACGTGGAGACCAACTTCCTACCGTGGTGGGACCGGGATGCGCGGACGATCAGCATCGCGTTCACCGTGGAACCAGGCTCAGCCTGGGTGGTGCCCCTGTGGCATAGCTCCTCAAGCTGGCGCGACAACTACGAGAAGGTGCTGCACTTTCTCCAGCCGGAGTTGGAGCGGGCCAAGAGTGTAACCCACAATGGTTCTACATTCGACTGGGTGTGGATGACGCGCTACGGCATCTTCATCAAGCCCGGGTTCGACACAATGCTCGCGGCTCACATGGTCAACGAGAACCGCTTCAAGTCACTGAAGCATCTCAGCCAAATCTTGCTCCAGGCCAATGCTTACGACATGGACAAGGAGAAGAAGAAGTCCGCGTACGACGAGCCGATTCGTCAGGTTGCCGTCTACAACGGGAAGGACACCGACTACACGAAGCGGCTCAAGGACGGCCTCGTGCCGGAGCTGATCAAGGACAAGCGCTCGGCTCGGGTGTTCAAGTTCCTGATGATGCCGGCAGCCGAGGTGCTGGTGGATGTGCAGCGACGGGGGATCAAGGTGGACCCCGACCGGTGGACACAGCGGATAGCCGAAGCCACGGAGATCAAGGATCGTATCGAGCGGGCAATGGTTACACGGGTACCCGCGCTCAAGAAGGAAAGCATCAACTTCAACAGCCCCGACCAGGTGGCCGAGTGGCTCTTCAAGGACCTCGGGCTCACGCCGCTCGAGAAAACGAAGAAGGGCAAAAACTCGACCAAGGAGTCGGTCCTGCTCCAGCTGGCCAAGGAGTCCAAGGAGTGTGCGGCGCTGCTCAAGTGGCGAAAGTGGAACAAGTACCTCACCACATATCTGCGGCCGTATGCGGATCACGCGGACGAGAACATGCGTATCCACCCAAGCTACAAGCTCTTCGGGACCGTCACCGGCCGGCTTAGCTCGCAGAATCCCAACTTGCAGAACGTCCCCCGCAACACATTCATCCGCGGACTTTTCACGGCAGAGCCCGGGAATGTCCTAATTCAAGCCGACTTTTCTCAAATCGAGCTTCGAATCGCTGCGATGATGGCCCACGAGAAGCGAATGATCCAGGCTTTCCTCCGAGGAGAGGACCTGCATCTCAAGACCGCAGCCGAGACCACGGGCAAGCGGCCTGAGGACATCGACAAGGAGACTCGGAAGAAAGCGAAGGCGGTGAACTTCGGGTTCCTCTACGGCATGGGCGCTCCGAAGTTCGTCACATATGCCTTCGACAACTACGACGTCACAGTCACCCTCGAGGAAGCCAACGTGGTGCGGGACCGGTTCTTCGAGTCGTACCCAGCCTTGAGGCCATGGCACGAGCGGCAGCGACGCTTAGCTCGCCGGTACCACCGAGTAGTAAGCCCCCTCGGACGGGTCCGTCACCTGCCGGACGTGGTGTCGCAGAACAAGGAAGTCCGTCAAGAGGCTGAGCGCCAGGCCATCAATAGTCCCGTGCAGTCGACGGCCAGCGACTTGATGCTAATATCAATGCTGCTGCTTCACCGGCGCGGTGTGCCCGTGGTTGGCACCATCCACGACGCACTCCTTTTCGAGGTAGCGAAGAAGAAGGCGCACGCAACCGCGAAGCTAGTGAAGAACGTCATGGAGCAGCAGAGTCTGAGGTACGCCAAGCGGTACTTCGGCGCAGAGATCGACATCCCCATCATCGCCGATGTTGACATCGGCACCCACTGGGGAGAAGGAGAGCCTTGGAATGGCTAAGGAATTGATCATCTCGAACAGCCGGGCCAAGACCTGGCGCCGGTGCCCCAACCAGTACCGGTACAAGTACGTGATGGAATTGCAGCCGCGGACGAAGAAGGTCCAGCTCGAACGGGGTAGCTGGATTCACGACTGCCTCATGTACCACTACGACGGCGAGGATTGGCGCGAAATCCATGAGGAGTATACGGAGCGCTTCGACGGCCAATTCGAGGAAACCAAGGAAGAGTGGGGTGATCTTCCCACCGAGGTCAACCGGATCATGCGGGCCTACTTCCACCACTACGCAGCAGAGGACGAGACCCAGCACACCATCGACTCCGAGATGGACGAGATCATCGAACTGCCGAACGGCCTCAAGTTCCGCTTCATCGTGGACCGCATCTACGAGGACGCGCAGGGAGGCCTGTGGCTCCAAGATCACAAGACCATGAAGAAGGACTTCTTCGAGCCGGAATTCATGGTTCTCGACTCCCAGCTATCGCGGTACTTCTGGTGTGCGGAGAAGATGGGATACACACCCCTACGGGGCGTGGAGTACAACCAGATCAAGACGAAGGCCCCGACCATCCCCGGCTTGCTCCAGAGCGGCGAGCTCTCTCAGCGGATGAACATCAACTGCGACTACTGGAGCTACTTGGCGGAAATCAAGCGGCATAAGCTGAACCCGAAGCGATACCTGAAAATCCTCCGGCACCTCCACGCTCGCAACGACCGCTTCTTCCGGAGAACTCAGCTGCCACAGGACCCCACCATGACCAAGACCATGATGAAGGAGCTGGTGGAGACGGTGCAGGAGATCCAGGCCGGGCTCAAGCGGGAGCGGTTTCCAAGAACCTCGGGGAAGAATTGCAGGTACGACTGCGACTTCCTCAGCCTCTGCACCGGAGAGTTGCAAGGCTCAGACGTGAAGAGCATTATCAGACACGGCTATATGCCGAGAAACAAGGAGGACTAATGGAGTGGTATGAAGTCGTTGGCGTGATGTTCGCCAGCTTGATCCTGGTCTACATCGGCTGGGCCATGGGAAAGGACAAGGATGGCGAAGGCTAAGCGGAGACGCCGAAGCCCCAGCAAGTCGTCCGAAGTCACCAAGGACAAGATCGAGGCTCAGATCTTCGATATCTCCGAGGCCAGCCCCCACGTACGCCTGCTCGTGTACGGCAAGAACGGCAAGGGCAAGACGCGGCTTGCGGCGAGTTTCCCAAAGACCCTGATCATCGATGTCAGGGAGGAGGGCACACGCAGCGCGCGGGAGTTCAAGGGAACGAAGGTCTTCAAGGTCAACACGTGGTCAGACATCGCCGCGATCTACTGGTACCTCCAGAAGGGAGACCACCCCTTCGAGTCCGTGGCGATCGACACGATCACGGGCCTCAACAACCTTGCGCTCAAGCGCGCGATGAAGGAGAACGCGGATCGGGACCCGAACAAGGACCCGAAGCAGCCTGCACAGCGCGACTGGCTCAAAGCCTCCAAGTTCATGGAGGGCATCCTGCTCCAGTTCCGCAATCTCCCGATGCATGTGATCTTCACCTGTCAGGAGCGCCAGATCGGCGATCCGGAGGAGGGGGAGGACATCATGCACGTCCCAGACTTGAACAATGCGGTCCGCGGTGTGGCCATGTCGGCCGTTGGCATCATCGGACGCATCTACCAGAAGGAGGCGAAGCTCAGGGATAAGAAGGGCAAGCGCAAGACTCGGTGGGTCACATGCATGCTGGTTGGCCCACACGAGGAATACGAAACCAAGGACCGAACCGCAGGGAGCGGGGTCCTCGGTAGGATCGCCGTCAATCCCGACGGCGCGATGATCATCAAGTCCTGGGAACTCAACCCAGGAGAAGGAGAGTAATGGCAAAGAGAAAGAAGGGGGCAAAGCGCGGTAGCGAAGACGTTGTCGTTATCGACTTTTCCCAGATGGAGGAAAGCGAGGGCGGTGGCAAGCGCTACAAGGAGGGCGATTACGTCGGCAAGATCTTGTCGGCGAAGCGGGACGTCAGCTCTGAGAAGGGCTCCCCGTGCATCAAGATCGTCCTCCAGTTCCTCGACGGTCGGTACAAGGGCAAGAAGATCACGGAGCGTCTGTGGCTTTCGAACAAGGCCCTGCCCCGCATCGCCGACCTCCTCGAGATTCTCGGGGTCAAGGTGCCGAAGCGCGAAGTCGGCATCCCCCTCAAGAAGCTGGTCGGCAAGGAGATCGGCTTCAGCCTCGAGGACGAGGAATACGACGACAAGATGCGGTCCCGCGTCTCCTGGGACTTCCTCGACCCCGACGATGTCCGAGAGGATGACGACGAGGATGAGGATGACGATGACGACGACGAACTCGACCTCGACGATGAAGACGAGGATGATGAGGACGACGACGATGACGATGATGACGATGAGGACGACGAGGATGAAGTCGACCTCAGCGACATGGATCGCTCGGAGCTGAAGGCCTACATCAAGGAGAACGACCTCGACGTCAAGGTCACCAAGAAGACCAAGGACGCCAAGATCAGGAAGCTGATCGAGGCGGCCGAGGAAGCGGATGACGAGGACGACGATGACGACGACGATGACGAGCTCGAGTCGCTCGACCTCGACGACCTCTAGGCCACATGGCCACTAAGCCCGAGACCAGGCTGCAAAAGAAGATCCAGGACCTGGTCCGGGCTCGGGGCGGCTGGGCGGGTAAGATTCATGGAGGAATCTACTCGTCCGGCATCCCCGACCTTCTTATCTGTTACCTCGGTGTGTTTATCGCCCTCGAGGTGAAGACCCCGGAGAACAAGAAGGGCGCCACAAAACTTCAGGCAGCGCAGTTGCGCCAGATTCGGCGCGCAGGGGGGCTGGCTTACGTGGTCCGCTCCGTACGGGATGTAGAGCGGATTCTGGGCCACGTGGAGCGCTTATATGGCAAGGAATAAACTTGCAGGGCAGCCCCGGCCCGATTCGGTCAAGCGGAAGATCAGCAAGACCCAGCAGGAGCGATACCGTCGCGCGAGGGCACAGGGCCTGCCCGACAAGAAGCGGTGTCCGAAGTGCAACCGGGTGCTGCCGTCACCAAAGATGTTCGGGTGGACCAAGCGGAAGCTAGTCAGCGGCGAAATCGTCTATCACCCACGTAGCTGGTGCAAGGATTGCCTGGCCGAGAAGGCCACTGCTTATCGGGAGAACCTTCGGAAGGAAGGGAAGCTCGCTGCCAAGCAGAAGGAGTGGAACGAGACTCGCAAGGCCAAGAAGGCCGCTGCTGACGTGAAGCGCGCTAAGGAACGCCAGCACATGGATACTCGCAACGCGGGCAAGAGGCGCCGGCGCGCGAACGGCGCAGGAAGGAGTGCGTAATGGCTAACCAGGTCTCCCCACAACAGGTGGAGCAAGCGGTCACAAGTGGTCGTTGTCCCCACGGCTGCCCCGAGCGAACGGTGTATGCCGGCCGTCCAGGACGCTCCCTGCAGAGTCACAGCCTGACCGCGTGGTGTCTGCATTGTGGCTGGTCCCAGAATCGTTCCTAACACACGAAAGGCCCCACTCCCGTAGGAGCAGGGCCAATCGTGAGGAGGGCAAAGGAGAGCAGTACTCCATTGCCCTGGCCGGCGGCTAACCGACCAGGTTTCTCTACTCGATGCGTCGAGCGATGTTCAACTCCACCGAGCCCGGATCAGCGGCCGTTGGCGTGGAGGGGTCAACGATGTCGGTCACAGCCTGGAGTTCAGGCTTGGCCGCGATTACCACCTCCTGCGTAACGCCCTGCGCGGGCGGGGCCGCCACCCCGACAACGGCGAGGATGAACAACAGCCCCGCGAGCTTGACCGCGTTGAGGTCGAGTGGGTCTCCCGTAGCGATGGTGTTGGCTCCAAGGAGCACGATGGTGGTGAAGAACCCATCCACCACGGCGGGCTTGACACCGATTGCGTCGGCGAACTTGTGCAGTCGCTCTGCAATCTTCGGGTTGAGGTTCATGTATGCCTCCTTAGGCAGGTAGCAACAGGTCCTTCTTGATCGCACCCGGGTCCCAATGCAGGTTCTCGGGTACGTTGCAGTGGCCGGCCCAGCCGTCGTAGGCGTTCCACTGCGTGGACGACATGTGGGCGGTCTGGCCCCCGCCGGGGAAGCTCAGGCCATCGAAGGTGGGCTTGACCCCACAGTGCTTCTCGACCCACCGCATCCAGTCGGCGATGTTGTCGTACGTCTCCTCGCTCCAGTTCTGAGACTGACCAGCGAAGGCGATGATCTCGAGCTGGATGCACTTGCGGTTGGTCTCCACCCCACCGGACAGGTTCTGGAGCGCGCGAGCACCCTCGAGCACGGTCTGGTGCTGGTAGAGAACGTTGTGGAGGGGGTCCAGAGTGCAGTGCGGGTTGGTCCCCACGTAGTTCGGCAGACCGAACCCCTCCGTGGTGTGGAGCAGGCCGCAGACCGGGTGCTGGAGCGGACCGATCCCGGAGACGACGCCGACGCGCCTTGCGTCCGGATGCCAGCCACCGGCCTCCATCCCGGGGACATCACCCGCTGTGCTCTCGTTACGACAGGCTTTGGCGCGCTTCCGGTAGATGCGGGACTTCTTACGCCACTCCTTGGACGAGTCCTCATCGTGGTGATGATGCTCGACCTTGGCATGCTCGGCTGCCCAGTCGGCCAGCTCGTCCCAGCGGATTGCGCGCTCCGCCATGTCCTTGGGCTTCTTGGCCCAGGCCCATAGCTCGTTGAACGGCTTGGCTGCCGTCTCCCAGAGATGCTGAACTTCGTCTCTGAGACTCATGTTTGCCCTCCTGTTGTTGGGTGTTTCTCAAAGTTCATAGAGTAGTGCCAATCCAAGACGACCCGAGTGATTGAAAGTGGAGGGATCGCCGGAGCCGTCCGCCACGCCGGCGCTGATTAGGAGCTGGAGCCACTGTGTAGGCCGTAGGTGAAACAGGCCCGAGTAGGCGTAGTCACGGTAGACCAGCATGCCTTCAGTGTTCTCCCCGACCAGGGTTACTGACGACCAGAACCCCCAGTCGGAAGGGGGGTCAAGGCTAGTCCCGGAGTTTGATGCAGTCACTTGAGACCGTGTCAAACCGGGATCAACACCGCTGTCTGCGGCCCCGCTCCACTGACCCTTCGCACTCACGCGATACATTCCTTCCGTGGGCACATGCAGCCATGTGGGTTCGGTATCGTCTCGGGTGGTCAGGTCATCGAAGTTGTCGTAGTCATTGGGGAAGTCATACAACCCGAACTCAAACTCACAAGCCGTACCCGGGGGGTACTCAGCAAAGCCGTCCACGATGGTCTCCCCGAGCGTGTATAGCTCAGTGGCAGCGATCACCGACTCCCCGACTCCGATTCCGTCCTGGCGGCTTTCACGAAGATGTCGAGCAAACCGCTCATCCATCTGCTCGTGTCGGTGACTGCTAGCCATTGTTCGCTCGCACGATGGTCTCGTAGCCGCCCACGTTCGGGTCATCGTCGACTACCGGGACGAGAGTCAGGGCCACTCCGACGTTTCCAGCCTCATCAACTTCTCGGAATGTGCCGGCGGTTACGCGAGCGCGAAAGTCGGTATCGGGTCCCGCCTGGTCCGCTTCAACATCAATCGTGAACTGGTTCTTGGCGCGGATGGTGATTTCATCGCCCAACCAGTAGTCACCCCCTTGATCGGTTGGAGCGAACACGGGGGGGACCGCGTACTCTTGAGCACCGAGAGACGTCCAGTCGCCTAGCGCGTCTCGGTGCCAGCCGCGTGCGGTACCCCCTTGCTCAACCGCTGGCACGACATTGACGATGTTGATGTGAAAGCAGTGTTTCGCGACGTAGCCCTTGGCCATCTCTTCGAGCTTGTCCATGTCCTTCGTGTTGACCTGCTGGTCGTGGCCTTGCCAGATGCCGTAGCGGTTGATGCTGATCGTATCCTCGGCCACGAACGCGCGGCGATTCCGTCCGATGAAGACAGCTCGGTTGCACAGGTCCACCCCGGACGGCTCGTACTGAAAGCCGTCTGGATCAGCGCTGAGATTGTGGCCGTACTCCAAGACGATCTCCGCTGTGCGATCCGTACCCTGGCGAGGCAGGAACGTGTTGAACTCCGCGACCTCGAAGTCACCAAGGTTGTCGAGGGGATTCAGCTCGAAATCCGGCCACTCAGGAAGATCGGCATACCGCTTCAGCTCATCCCACGTGATCAGGCCGTCGGCGAACTTGCGCGGCTCCACGGTCCCCGCGGTTGCGAGTGTGCCTTCGATAATGCCCACGGGTGGGATGACCGTCGGATCGGGAATCGCATCCAGATCATCCTGGCGTTCCCGACGCCTCTTGTCTGAGCGGAAGATCAGCTCCCACATCAACTCCGACTTGTCCAGGTCTGTCGGGTCCCAATCCGCTGGAACCTCCCCGTCCACGGGATACGAAGCATGCGAGGCGTTCAGAAGTCGGATCGAAGGACACACCCCGGGGATTTCCACGTACGCCCCGTCACTCAGGGGGTTCTGGATCAGGTTGTTAGCCAGGAGAAAGTTATCGTCAAGGCCCGTGCGGATGTTGCAGCGGACCTTCATGCGGGTACGGCCCGGGCGGATCAGATTTGACACGGTGTCTTCAAGGTTGGCCTTGACTGAGCAGGTGCGCTGGTCATTCAGGCCTACAATAACCTCACCCTCTTTACGGTCAAAAACGAAGCCCTTCCGCTCCCCGGTATCGTGACAGATTTCCCAGGTGAAGAACATCAGGCAATGTCGGCGTCGTAGTACTTGATCTCGAAGTCTGCCACGTTCGTGCCAGAACAGGTGACCACGTTCGCCCCCGCCTGAAGGAAGTCCTGTCCAAGGTCCCACCAGGTGCTGGTCGGATCGTAGAACTCCATCAGGTTGGCACCACTGCCCTTGCGGATGCGACGACGCTTCGAGTCGATCACGATCTGATCCACGTTGTCTCCAGCCACCATTCCGTCCAGGAGCAACGTCTTCGGATTGGCGAAGCTAGTGTTCGTCAGCGTCAGGTCCTCGATGTTGGCACCGTTGACCGTGATAATGGCCTCAGTGTCGCAGTTACCCGCATTCGTAGCCGCGATGGACAATGGACCTACCGCATCCGTAAGCGTGTGCAGGGTCGGGTGGTACAGCCGTGGATCGCTCAGCTCAAGGATGAGACTGAAGACGGTTTCCCAGCCCTTCTTGTAGTTGCGAATGGTTGCGGCGTACTCGGCGCTGATATCACACGAGGCAGGTCGCCCCCAGTAGGTACGCGTGGGTAGCGTCGCTACGTTGGGGTCCTCCGAGTGTGGAGCCACCTCCATCTCATGCTCATCGGTGGTCATGAACGCAGCGGCCATGTCGTCCGAGATCGTGAGCAGGTCCGCCAGGTTCGTGGCTTGGAGCATGCCTTCGTAGGTGACGATTTTTCCAACTCGATCCGAGCGGCGCGCGATCATGCCCATCCGACCGGTCGCCTTGTCCTGGCTGGACGTGAGTTCGGGGATGCTTCGCAAGCCGAGCACACGGTCTACCTTGACACGGGGGTCGTCCGTCAGGTCGTTCATCACGAAGCTGCGGAAGGTGTGGATGCCTTCGACTCCAAGAATCATGCGAGTGACAAACCTCTCTTCCGCAGGTTACGGGACACAGCCGCCATGTACTCGTCGGCGTTGGGGTATCCTCCGCCCTTCACGCCGGTTGCGCGCAGATCGAAGCTGTTGTGGTTGATCGTCTGGCCGCCTCCCGACTTCCCAGCACCCGCGTTGCCCATCGCGTGGTGGACCCGCAGGGCGAGCTTGTTCGGTAGGTCTTCCTGAGCGCTCATAATCCCCTTGGCGATGTTGCCCACGATGGCCTGTCCCGCCTTCTCCAGACCTCGCAGCGGCGAGGAGGGGTCCTTGGGCTCGGAACCTGGCAGGAGGTCCTTCAGCTTCTTGATGCCGAACTCGAGGGCATTTCCGAGAACGGGGCTGAAGCCCTTGATGCCTTGGGCAATCCCGGCGATGATGCCTTCTCCAGCCTTCTTGAGGGCGGGTGAAAGCTGCTGAATCCAGGAGATGAAGCTGGAGCCGAGTCCGGTGAACCACATGCGGAACTTCTCTCGACCCGCGTGGAGTCGGTCCAGGGCCTTCTGGACGAAGCCCTTGCCCATGAGGTCTCCACCACGCTCGGCGATGGCGATAGCCCGGTTGAGCTGGTCGGGCGAGAACATGTTGAACAGGTCCTGCTTCGTATGAACCTGCTTCGCGCCCGCCGCCCGGAGATTCCTGATGACCTGTGAGATGCTGAACAGGCGGTTGGACAGCGTATCCTGCGCGTGCCCGAGATCCTCCTGGGCCTGGATGATCTCATCACTGTAGCCCGCGAACGAAGCAACAGCCTTGCCCACGTCGTCCCCGTACTCCGCCACGGCAAGAGCGGCTCCAACGAAGGGCACAGCGCGGAGGGCGAGACCAAGAGCTGGAAGTGCCCTTGAAGCCAGGCCACCGATTGATCCCGCAAGACCGCCGATCCCCAGCCGAGTGATCAGGCCACCAATGACTCCCACGAGTGAGCGCAGGATGCCGATCGGTCCCTTGAACAGGAGGAACGCCCCGATGGCGATCTTGATCACGTCCGGGAGTTCGGTCAGGGGTCCGAGGATGTCGTTGATGAGATCAAGGATCGTGGTGAGAACCTTGTTGATCACCAACGCGATGGGTCCGAAGATCTCGGCAATTCGGATGCCGAACTTGATCAGCTCGCCCACCAAGTCGAGCAGGCCCATGAACAGAGGGATCATCTCATCCAAGAACTCCTGGATCTGATTCTGCCCCTCGGTGCTGGATGCCCAATCCGCAAACTTGTTGACCATCTCCGTGATCCACTGGATCAGAGTCTGGCCGTCGTCTGCGGCAACATTTCCAAGGCTGAACAGGGCTCGGACGATTGACCCGATAAGCTTCAACCAGTCTCCAAGCTGGCTGACTGCCCCCCCGATCGCCAGGCCCAACAGGGGGTTGTCCGACTTGCCCGACAAATCCTTCAGGAAGCCGTTGACCGCCTTGAGGCCATTGATCAGGTGTGGAAGAGCCGCCTCAGCGATGTTCGCGAAGATATGCGCGATCTTGAAGAAGCCCTTGGTGAGCAGGGGTACAACCTTGGCCGCACCCTGGATCATCTCGGAGAAGAACAGCCTCGCATCGTCCGAATTCATGCGAGCGAAGAGTTGCTGGATAGCCTTTCCGACGGTTGATCCAAGACTACGGAAATCACTACGCAGGCTCTCGAGCAAGGGGATGAAGTCCTCCTCGAGACCATTCGCGAGGCCCTGCCAAATCCGCTCGACACCCGGACCCAGGTTCGCGATGAAGGCGCGCTTGGTATCGTTCAGCGCCTTGCGAATAGCCTTCCCCGCCTTGGTCATCAGCGGCGCGGCATCCCGCTGAGCGCGGTTCAGCTGGCGCTGGGCCTTGTTCACGTCCTGGGTCGCGAACTTGAGAGCGCGCTCCTGGTCGATGATCGAGCGGTTGACCTGGTGGAGGCGCTTGCGCGCGGAGAGCACATTCTCCGAGTTGGCTACCGTGGCCTTCTGCGCTGCGTTCGAATCCTCGATCGCCGCTGTCAGGTCTCGGGTAGCTGTGACCACCGCGTAGTTGGCCTGCTCCACTCCCTGTCTCGCAGAGATCATCTGATCGGAGCCGTCGATCCCACGATCCTCTGCGGTGGTCAAGTCCTCCTGGCTGCGTGTTCCTTCCTCACGAGCCTGCTTGAGAGCGAGCTCGGCTTCCTGGACAGCCAACCGAGCTTCCTTGAGCTTCATTCGAGGAGCATCGTCCCCGAGTGCGCGCAGCGCGTTCCGTGCCTTCTTGAGGTTGATCTCGGCCCGCTTCTCACCGAGTGCTGCACCCTCGGCGGCGAACTTCATGTCCAAGAGCGCACGGGTGGCCGCGATACGAGCGTCCGTCAGCGCACGCTGAGCGGTGAGCTGGTTCTCCTGGGCGACGGTGAGGGCGTTCTCAGCATCCGCAAGGGCCGCCCCGGTGCTGGCGATGTTGTCCTCGATCGTCGATCGGGCCTCACGCCGCTCGGCCGTCAAGTTCTTCTGAGCGTCGTCAGCATCCCGCTGTGCCTGGCTCAGGTTTCTCTCCGCATCCTCTTGGGCTCGGGTTGCTTGCCGGAGGGCTTCCATGGCCGTTCTGTAGTCATCCAGGCCCGTCTTGGCCCCTGCGAAAATCGTCCCGGCAGCAATCCCCAGGATCGCCATGGGTCCGATAACGCCAGCGGTCGCCACAGCCAGCGCGCCGAGTCCAAGCACAGCCGCGCCGAGCGATGAGGCTAGTGCGAGGATGCCGGCGGCTAGCGCGGCGACCTTCGGGATCATGAGCAGCCACAGCCTGCCCAATCCCTGAAGCCCGATTACGAATGGCCCAAGGTTGACACGGGCCAGCTTGAGGTTCCGAGACAGGGACTCGAATGGTCCAGGCCCGGCCGCGCCCGTAGTCATGGAAGATCTGGCCCGGTTTGCTACCGTAGCAAGGCGTGCGAATTCCTTGACGATCCTGGCGGTGTCAATGCCATCACCCTGGTGGGCAAGGGCTGACATCTCCCGCCTGAGAAGCTGAATCTTGGCCAACGACCTCGCGATCTGGACGTCGGTCTGCGCTGTGACTCGGCTACGGTCGATGGACAGGAGCGCATGCTCCAGAAGGTCAAGCTTGGTTCGAGCTTCCCTCGTATCTACGTCCGCCTGCGCTTCCGCGATCTGTGCTGCGTATTCGGACAGCTCCTTATTCACGAAGAACAGGTTGCGCCGAGCCTCACGAATCTCGAGCTTGGCTTCCGCTTCCTCGTCAAGGCCACCCCACGCTTTGAGGGCGCCGGCCATCCGTCCAAGCTTACTCTCAGCCTCAGCAGTCTCCGCCTGCACTCGCAGGAGGAGATTCTGGACTGCTGAATTGAGTGCCATCAGGTGCCGATGCTCCCTCTAATCATGGGGTGGACCTTGTCGAGGTCGAAATCGAGCGGATGGAGAATCCGGTCGAGGTTCTTACGGGGGTCGTCGCTCATAGCCGCGTTCACAGCTACACCGAACTGGAACATCTCCAGACGACGGCCCTCCATGTGCAGGTCCACCAGCTCCTGCATACGAGCGAACGTGATGCCGCCCACGTAGTGGTGGTTCGGGGCGGTACTCCAGTACTCGTCTAGTCCGATTCCCCATTCGAGCCAGGCGAGTCTGGCGAGCTGGGCGTCGCTGCTGACATCGCTGCCTGACCCTCGACGCCCATCTGGACCAGGTTCACGATCTTTCCCAGGCGGTCAGCCCCGGAAACCATGATCGCGGTTTCGAATGCGTCAACGATCTCAGCAGTCGTCGGAGACCGGTCGGCCTCTTCCTCGTACTGATCGTTGTCCATCGCTTCCTGGTCGGCGTATCCCTCCCACTCGTAGAGCGGAATCGCCTTCGGTAGCTCCGGAATGAGGACGCTCAGGACGCGGTAGGACTCCGAGGAGTATTCCCCTGAGAGGACCTTCTCGAAGTCCTCCGCGCTGAGCATGCGACGCAGACGCGCATGGCGCTGCGGCACGACCGGGAGATTGTGATCCCCGATCGTAACTGTTTTGGTGTGATTCACTGTTGCCACCTTTGACCCTCCTTAGGTCGAACTGGTTGTTGCGAACTACGCGACCGCGATGACTCCGGCCTCCTCGAAGACCCAGAAGCCGTGCTCTTCGCCGGCGTCGAGGGTGTCCTCGTCGATGACGTTGAAGGCGATCGGTGCGTTGACCGGCTCCCCCGCTCCGAATGAGAACTCCGAGTCCTCGGCCCCGAGCACGACACGCGGGAAGACCAGACCCACGGCCGGGGGACGAGTCGGGCCACCCGTGTCCTCCTGCACGACCGCCGAGCCGTCCGGCCTGAACGAGACCATGGCGATCCGGTACGCCGTGAGCGAGGAGTAGTTCCCGAAGGGAACCTTCTTCTGGGCGGCCTGGCTGTCCGCAGCCGCGATGGTCTCGATCGCCGAAGCCGTGTTCTCGACGATCTTCATGTTCTCCGGGCTGATCCCGCCGATCTGGGCGGTGAACGTCCGGGTGATCTCGGAAAGCTGTTCGAACAGAACGCCGTGAGGCTGCTCGTACTCGAGACCTTCCGTTTCCCGGCTGTGGTTGTAGGTCGGAGCGTCGGCCGCCAAGCCGAAGTCCTCCCAATCGCCGACCGCTGGGTACTCACCCGAACCGTCGGCCACACCGGGAACGATGTCGTAGAGGTCCACCGGGACCGCAGCGCTGATGGGCGCATACAGAACTCGGGCAGGACCTGCGAGTGCCGTCGCTGGATCGTACGGGACTCGCCCTCCACCAAGAGACATGTTTACCTCCTATGTCTCGGTTGTTGTCGTTTCTTCGAGTCCCGCCTTACGAAGCGGAATCTCCTTCGCCGCCCGAGCCTGAGCTCGAACCGGAAGACTTGTCGGTCTGGATCACGACGCCCTCGGGCGCGATCTCCTTGAGACCCTCGAGCTCGGCTTCGGTGATCGACACCGCGTTCTCCTTGCCGTAGCCAAGAGTCTTCTCGCCGGCCGTGAGCTTGACCTTGCCCCGCTGTGAATCAGCGAGCCATGCTTTCATCGTGTCCTCACTTTCTCCGCGATTTGAAGGGTGAACGTCGCCATGTTAGCCGCCGTTCCATCTGCCATCTGTGCCTCTCCAACGTACTCAACCCGGTAGAGAGAAGAGGCGGCCTCTACGCGGTTCCCGAGTGTGACGTCAGCTTTCAGCGCTTCTCTCAGGTCATCGACGATCGTGTAGAGAGCCTGATCGCTGGTCCACCCGGGCACGGGGTCAACAAAGATCATCAGCTCCGCGGATACGACTCGAACGTGAACCTGCTCATAGTCGATGGTCGGGAACTGATCCGAGACGTCTTGCTCCTCGTCGTCCAGGATACGGCAGGCTACGAGGGGAAACGCTGCCGAGTAGCTCTGCGGCTCGTCTGGGTACGCGGTAACGGTGCTTGACTCGTCTGCCCATGCCTCCAGTGCCTCTGCTAGTGCCTTGGTATCCATTAGCGTGACAACGTCCTTGCGACTCCGCGACCGATTGACTCCACGACTCGGCCACCAGCGTCCTGAATGTCATCGATCGCCGGCTCTACCCAGTCCCGTGACGGCTTGTACCCGCGTACGGATGCGAAGTAGCCGTGCTTGGTCTTCAAGACCTTGGCTCCTCGGAAGATGTCTGCGCGAGCGCCCCGCCCCGACGTGATCCGCGGTGTGCCCGCGGCTGTGAGTGCCACCGGTGAGGTGACGCTGCGAGCCTTCTGGCCTGGATAGATACGGGCTACCCGGTGACCAAACCGTGTCACGTCCACGTAGTCGAAGCCGCTATCGGGGTCCTCGGCGCGCACGGTGAAGACCAAGATTCTACGACCCCGGATGATTCCCCGGATGCCGCTGATCAGGCGACCGGACTCCTCGGGTGCGTGAAGCGCGAGCAATTCCTCACCCGCCGACCGCAGTTTCTTGAGTCCGTGTTCGGTGTGGTTCCGAACGGCAATAACACCGCGGGCGAAGCGCTTATCCGCGCCCTTAGTGTCTGTGGTCGCTGTGAAGGTGTTTCTAGCCATGGTGCTTGCTCACCACGAGGTCGATGGTCATGGTCTCGAGGTTTGTGATGCCCTCCTGGATCTTGTACACGATCTCGTCGACGATAAGCTCGTGGTTGACCCTGGCCATTGACTGGAACTCGATGGGCACACGCCCGCGAAAGCGCTCGTACCGTCCCTGCCGCTCCTGATCCTCCCGGAACTCCCAGATTGCGACGATGAGGGGCTGCTCATCATCATCTCCAGCTGTACGAATCTCGCCTTCGAACGGATACAGGCTCGTGATATCCTGGGCAAGCGCAGCCCAGCCGGTAATCCGCTCGCCCTCTTTGAGCGCCTCGGGAGACCCCAGGACTTCCAGCACCGGGCCAGTGCTAAGTTCCATCCGATAACCGGGTCCGAGGGAACCTGGGTCTCTATAGCCGTCCGCCCATTCCAGGCCCCACGCAGCCGCAACGGTGCGCGGATTCTGCGTCAGGCCGAGAACGGGGATACGGGGTGTGACTGCGTTGAACGGCTGCCAGTCTCCAACGGTCGAGTCGATCACGGGAGTGCCGGTTACTACATCGACAGCCCGGATCACCCGCCCTCGGTCGTTGAGTCTCTGGCGTACGGTCATCGCAGTTTCTCGATCTCTGTGAGCGCTCGCTTGCCGTTGCGAGGAACGGGCTCATCGTCCCACACTCCCCACACCCGCTTCTTGGGCGTCTCGCAGGTTTGCTTCCGCTTCCGACGTACTCTCCTAGCCATATGCCCTCCTATCGAGCAGTTGCGAATGGTGCGACGAGCGCGAGTCCCGTACGCTTGAGAGCCGCGCGCGTCTTCGGACCGAGACTCGCTGGAATCTCGACGAAGTACTGATCACCCTTGGCCAAGCGCCACTCGGCCTGGGCACACGTGGCCTCCACGATCCACGCGCTCTGGCTTGCCTCGAGGTCTTCCCACCACTCGATGGGATCGTCCACCTCGGCGAACTTCAGCTGCTGGCCAAGCCCGACGATTGCCGTGGAGTAGCGATCGATGTCCTGGCTTGCCAGCTCGAGGACTCGCTCGAAGTAGTCGTTGTCGTATCCCTCGGGGAGGCCGTCCTCGAAGAACGCTTCGAGTTCGTCGACTGTGGCGTAGCTGATCATGGCTTCTTCCCAACTCCCCCGATGACTCCACCGACGATGGCGGGTGGGCCTCCTCCGTCTCCGGAGGGTGGATCTCCAGTGTCGATGAGTTCGTAGTGGGCCTGGCTGAACGTGTTGAAGACCTCCGAGTACTGGACGATCTGGACGACATGGAGTCCAGAGGCCTGCACGCTGTCCCAAAGAGCCTGCAGTATCTCTCCGTCCTCCGGAGCCTGGGTAAGGGGAATCAACCGGGTATCCCCGAACAGGCCGTCGTACCGCCAGAGGTTGAACTCGATGTGGGTTGGAGGCGTGTCCCACCAAAGGTTGTGGTGAACCTGGGCATCCGCTGTCAACGTGGTGGTAGGCCCATCGTAGTTCAGGGTGACGATAGGATTCACCGTAAGCGGAACGTTGGGATCGGCGTGGGTAGTGGGGTCTCCCCACATCTCCTCGTCTACACCCGCCACGTATCCGGGTTCCGGGAGATCGGCGTATCCGATATCCATCGTCTCGTCGATTCGAGTCTGGCCTCCCGACGCAAGGTGAGTAGCCGTGATTTCGATCACGTACTGGCCTCGGTAATTCAGCTCGATTGGGCCGACGCTGTAGTGGTCAGTCGCACGGTCGTCCACCGGTACGGACTCCTCGTAAAGGACCTCTCCCGTGGGGTCGTAGAGAGTGAAGTCGTGCTGGGTAGCACCCTTCGCCCAGGTTGTCGTGCGGTTGGGGTCCCACTCCACGGTCACCCGTCGAGGGTTGTTCAGGGTGCCGATGGAGATCGTTCCCCGGTTCACGGGTAGAGGTGGATCAGTGGCGAAAGGCTCACCGTCATTCAGCGAGTCTTCAACCGCCTCTCGGTAGGTCGTACCCGGATCACCTTCATCACCGAAGCTCTGGAGGGTCCCGAGGTTGACTTCATCCAGAGCGGATGGTGTTGCTGGCCAGGCCATCAGCTTGCGGGCATCAGGAGGTTGTTGGCATCGGTGGAGCCGGTCCCCGCTGTGGACGGAACCACGACGTGGTTACCCACCGGCCGTTTGTACGTCTTCGCCGCTCCCGCGATTGTGACGTCGCCGCTGTCTCCCGCGCTCACAACCCCGCTGCGTGCCATGAGGACACACCGGAGAGGAGCGCACGAGATGACGTTGATTCCGGGGATCAGCCTGCCGAACGTCACCTTGCCGGACAGGGGCTGGCCGCCGCCCGTCATGAAGGCGTGGTTGTTCGCCTGCCAGGCTCCTGACATACGAACGTCGTTGCCCCCTCCCGGGGTGTAGATCAGGGCGAACGCGCCGGCGATCAAAGTGGCGTCCGCATTCCTCAGCCTCTCGATGGCGAAGAAGATGAAGTTCGCCTGAGCAGCAGTCGTGGGGTCGGCCACGATCATCAGGGACAGAGCACCGTCACGGAAGCAGGCTCCGATGTAGCCGTTCCCGTTTGAGTCGATCGCAGGAGCCTGGATTCTCGCAGTACCAGGGTTGGTCAGGGTGCCAGTGCCGTTGGACCCGGTGCCGACTTGGAAGGTGACACGGCCCCTCTGCGTCTGGGCAGCCTTCCCATACGTGACCTTGAAGAAGATCGGGTCGGTGCCCTGTTCCGTGTCGGTGAAGTTCCAGATCTCGTAGCCCGCATCGGTGTTGATGGCGGGTGCGACCACGGTCACGAGGTTGATCTGACCGGTGTCAGCGGTCTGGTTCAGCCCTACCGCCGCGAGGCGATCGTGGATGGCTTGCGCCCACGCTCGGAACTGCGCGTCGGAGGTCGTCGTGTGGATGAAGCTGTTGTTTTCTGAGAAAGCCACGTCAGACCGCCGCGATCGAGACGTCGATATCTCCGCCATTTGCGATGGCGCAGATCGGACCGTCATATCCGCCGATGATCATCAGCTGGTTGGCGAAGACGGGGATGCCCTCGAACACGGCTGCTCCGTCCGGTGCCAGCTTGAGCCAGATCTCGGTGTCGGATGACTGGTTGTAGATGTAGGCCCCGTTCCGGTTGACCTTGTTGAGGATTAGTGTGGAATCCTCACCACTAACCGTCTCCGTTGTTCCGGGCTCTGGAGCCGTGTACCGCGTGGTACCCGTGTCTAGGCCCGCTTGAAGTTGTGCTTCTGTCTTGGGCATCTAAGTCTTTCCGAAGAGTGGGGGGTCGCCGGGATAGCGTACCGACGACCCCCTGTCCTCTTCTTACAGTCCGGGGCCTTCGCCGCCGTGCTGCGTCTTGTTGACCGCCGCCGTGCCGCTGACGAGGTCGTCCGCCGTCATCACCAGGTCGGGCTCGTCCGATCCCTCGAACGATCCACCGAAACGGATGGTGCACAGCTCTCCTGAGTCCAGGGAGCCTCCGTTCGTGGTGGTGCACGACGGGATGTCCGTCGCCTCGAACGTGGCCCCGGCTGCGAGAGTCGTCTTGACCTCCGCCGGCGTGTCGTCCCAGTTGATGGTGTACTCGACACCGTCCTGGTCCTCCAGCGTGACCGTCCCCGAGGTGGGGGCGTCCGCGAACTGGATCGTGACGACCGCGTTCTGGGTGCCGGGTCCGCCTTCGCCAGCGGAATCGACACCACCCTTCGTTCCCTCCGGGGGAACGGCCGGGGTGCTGTTCTCGATGATGTCGGACTGGTCGACAGCGACAATGTCGCCATCGGCATCCCGCTCCATCGAGAAGTGCTTCTGCCCGTCGTTACGAGACGAGTAGTCACCCCTCTTGTTGCCGATGCCAGCAGCGTCCTCGGGACCGGTGGGCTCGTCCGGGGAACCCTCGATCATCGGGACGCCGACGTCACTGGCCTTCTTGGTGACTGTGTCACCTTCCGCCATGATGTAGCCTCCTTAGGCTAGTCGGTTCGTCGCTCGGTCTGTCCGCCGCAGCGGCAGCACCGAATGATCTCGATGTTGTGGCCGGCGTGTCTGCCCGCTTTCGCGAACTTCTCGGACCACTCGAGGTCGTCGGGGTCCATGGGGCATCCCTCGCTGTGATAGCGAGCCTTCAGCTCCATGACCTCGGGCTCCTCCGTGTCCTTCACGTCGGCCTTCTGCTTCGCCTTTGCCTTGGTTGTCATTGCTGACCACCCTCCTATAGGTACTGGTTGTGGGTTCCTACGCGGCGTAGACCCGACGGAGCCTTGCGGCGGCCCGACCGGAGAAGACACCGAGACCGTGGAAGAACTCGATCCGAGTCCTCCACGCGGGCTTGCTCTGGAGCTTGCCCAGGTCCTCGACCTGCATCCCGCCGTTCGTGAGGCCGGTGACCCCTCGATCGTCGGGCGTCCGTCCGAACTTGACGGCGTAGATGCTTGACGTGTTCTCCACGTCGGCGCCGTCGGGCTCGGTCTGCGGGACGATGTCGTTCCCGAGTGCGTCCTCGCCGGGATCGACCATCCTGATCCCACGGTACCGCTGGATCTCGTTGCCGAGATTGTCCAGGGTCGTGGTGAAGATGGTCAGGCGACGCGCGGAGCTGGCGATCAGCTGGCGGATGCGGGAGTTCATGATCAGAACCCCGTTCCGTCCGCTGAGGCCGGGCACAGCTCCGAGGAGCTGGTCCAGCTGGTCGAGGAACAGGTGCCTGTCCTCGTCGTCGGCTCCGAGAACGTTGATGCCGTTCCCGGTCGGAGTGATCACCTGGTCGCCCACCAGTCGCTTCTTCAGCCCATCGAAGGCGTTGGCGTCGACCGCCACGTCTCCGTTGATGAAGCCGTCCTGGAACTGGTAGCCCATGGCCTTGACCTTGAGCCGTTCCTGGATGGCGCGCTGGTCGTTGAGCCGGCCCTGCGTCTTCACGATGAACGTGTCGACGTCGGCCTCGCCACCTGCGATGACGATGCTCTCGGACTGTGGGTTGACCGTTCCGGTGCTCTCGGCGTAGGCCGAGTTGACGGCACGGTACTCCACACCGGGGAGGGTGTCCTCCTCGTTGTACGTGTAGGCCGATCCCTCGATGTCGAAAAACGGCACCAGGGACATGAAGCTCGTCTCCTGTTCGAACGTCTCGAGGACGCCCTGACGCAGGGGATCGCGCTCCAACTTGGCCGCTTCGGCCAGCGTGAGCATGTAACCACTCCTTTCGTTGTTGTCTGGTTAGCTCACTACGTCTTGCGCTTCACAGTGCGCAGACGGTCGAAGCCGGTGCCAACCTCAGAGCCCTTACCGGACTCGTCGTCGTCACCGTCTCCGTCGCCGTCCTCGATGTTTCCACCGGAACGACGCTTCGCGTTGAAGAGCTCAGGGCGCTTTTCCTTGAGTTTCTTCAGTCCGCGTTCCGCGAGGCGCTCATCGTCCTGTTCGTCGTCGTCCAGGAACCGATGGGCGTCCTCCGGGTGCTTCATGTTGAGAGCACCCGCGACCTTGCTGACGTTGATCTGGCGCGTTACCTTGGCCAGCTCGCCCTCAGCCTTGTCGGCACGATCAGTCTCGTCCTTGGCGATCTCCTCCCACTTGCCCTTGCGCTCGCGCTCCTTGCGCCGACGCTCGCGGGCCTTCTTGCTGCGTTCGGCAGCCTCCCGCTTCAGGCGATTGTTCTCGTCGAGGATTTCCTGACGGTCATCGTCATCATCCTCTTCGTCATCGTCGTCTTCGTCGGACTCGTCGTCATCATCCTCTGACTCCTCGTCCTCCTCGTCATCGTCATCGAGGTCTTCTTCCTCCTCGTCGTCGATGTCGAGTTCCTCGACCTCCTCCTCGTCCTCGGGCTTACGCTTGCCCTTCTTGGGAGGCTTCTTGGTCGCTGCCTTCTTTGCCATCTCCTACTCCTTCACTCTCCGGGGGGATTGTTTGTCTCAGGCCCTACGCCTGCGGCTACCCGGTCTCACCGATCCGTGATCCCGGGGGTTCCTCCCCCAGGAGCGGCTTCCTTGGGTCGTGACAAGCGCGCCTTGCCCTTGTCGCCTCCAAGATTTCCGTTCTGGATGCCCGGCCCTTGTGCAGGGGCGAACTTAGAGGCCAGCTCAGCGGCCTTCTCGTTCTCGGCATCAATCTCCGCGATCTCTTCGTCTACCTGCGCGTCCGTCCAGTCGGGGCGGTAGGCACGAATAGCGGTCTTCTGCGACTCGAGGTCCGCACCCATGGCCACAGCGTGCTTGTCCACCTCGTCCTTGGGGTCCTCGGGGATGATCGACTTGCGCTTCATCCGCGGCTTGTCGAGCGAGTCCTCGTACGAACGACCGAAGCCGCCCTGGTTAGAGTCCAGCTCGTCGAGCCGGGCCAGTCCTCGGAGGATGTCTGGAACAGCGTCGTCCCAGTAGCGGGCCTTGCCGTTTGCGGCCAGTGTGGAGTCGAGGAGCCGAGCCCTGAGCGCGGGAGCGGTCTGCGCTGACTCGACCCCCCGACCCACGAGCGCGGGCGCGGTGCGGGTACGGACAAGGATTGTGTTCTCGAGGTGCTGATACCAGGCGATCATTGCCTCGGCGTCGAAGTCGTACTCCATGACCTTCAGCTGTGGCCGAGCAGCACCGTCGAGGTTTTCGTCCAGCTGGGCCTCGACCAGGACCTCCTCCTGGGTGTTGAAGATCGGCTTCGGCGCGATCGGGTCTCCCGTCTCGGGATTGACCGGAGGATGAAGCATGGCCTCGGTCACCGTCATCCGCTTCCGCGCGGTAAGGCGCATGTTGCTCTGGCCGATGGACGAAGCCTCGTTGAGCGAAAAGAGCAGCCCCTCCACACGAGCGAACTGGCTCAGGCCCACCCGCCTGCTCTTTCCGAGCTTGTTGATGACGCGTCCAGCGAGCATCCCGCACTCATGCTCCCAGACGGGGTCAAGGTCTTCAGTTTCGGGCCTGTCGGTCAGCGGGACGGGTTCCCCGAACGGACGGTCTGCGTGGTAAATCAGGGGCAGAATGGAATTCGTGGCGGCCGTCCCCTCGGAGGTCTGCTGGAAGGGGATCTTGAAGAGCCGGTTGAGGATCACGCCGTCCGCATGAACCTCGACGTATCTCCAAGCGTCGTCGCCATCCTCAATGACGCTGACGAACGCAACCGCCACTGGATGAACGCCTCGGAACATCGGGTAGACCGCCGCGCGGGAGACGAACTCGACCATGGGCCAGTCGCTGACGTCCTTGTCTACGCGGAGCCTCCACCAGACCTCGCCCTCGGATACCTGGATCTCGGCACCGTGCTGAAGCTCCCCGGGCAGGTTCGTCTCGAAGGCGATGTCCTCGATCCGCTCCTGGTCGCCACTCTTACCCGCGAGGAAGTCAGGCTCCTCACCGAACTGGAGGTCCGCGAACGCCTCGGAAATCCGTGAGGCCAGCGGATCAACGAGGTACGCTTTGTCCTCGTCCCAACCCCCGGGATGGATATTCCTGAGCCGAGTCTCGTTCGCCTCACGGAAGAACTGCCACTTGAAGATCTGACGAATGATCTGCGCCTCGCCCTTGAACGGCCACTCGATGGCCTTCTCCAGCCGATCGACCAGTCGTTGTGCATTCTCGATCTGACTCATGCCCGAATCCTTCCTCGACGACTGCTAAGGTCAACCGGTTCGTCTACGACCTCCGTCTGTGCCCGACCACGCTTGTAGGCCTGCTCGGTCTGCTCCTTGAACATCTTGCGGTTCTTTGCCGCCATCGGCGCTACGCCTGCGATGAGCGCATCTGCGGAGTGCTGGTCCTCGTCCTTCAGCCACGCTCGCTTCGCGTTCTCGGGGTCGGACTCCAACTCCGGCAACTGGCGAATCAGCTCCTTGTTCTCGGGACTGATCGCGATGACTCGGGTCTCGTAGCCCTCACCGACCCGCTCCAGCAGGTGGCGGATATACATGGCCGCCTCGGACTTGTACTGGTTGAAGGGAATCTTCGCCGGCTTCAGGCCCGCGTACCCGGCCGCCTTCGCGGTCTTGAGGAACGTCCGCATGCTCTGCACACCGGCAGCGTCATAGCGGGCCGCGCGGAGGGGGTAGCCGAACTTGGACGCGTTGACCAGCATCAGCCGGGTCGCCTCCGAGGGCTCCTCTTGCCACGTGACGACCTCGCTCGGCGGGATGTACACACCGCCTCCCTCGAGGGGCCAGATGCAGTAGGCCGCGGTGTGCTCTCCCCAGTCGATCCCGAGGTAGACGCTTCCACCACTCGGAGGAATTGCCTTGTCGTGTCCCGTAGGACCGAAGTAGTCAAGCGCGGGATCGTAGAGAGTAGCTGCCAGGTCAACTGCCGCAGCGATGTCTCGCTCGTTGAAGTACCAGTCGCCCGGAGGTCTCGCCGTCCAATCACCGTCAAGAAGCTGTTTCCTCGTCTGGCGGTCAAGGTTTTTCAGTGACTCCTCGTACTGGGGTACGTTGACGTTCTCTTCGTTGTCGTAGAGCGAGGCGGGGATGAAGACTCGTGACTGAGCTCGCTCGTAAGAGTCGTCGGGGTCCTCCGGGTCCCACTCCTTGTCGATGAAGCGCTTCTTCACCCACGCGTGCCCCTGACCGCCCGGGTTCGACGCTGACCGCATGCGAAGCGGCACACGAGCCAGCGATCCCGCTCCCTCGGCCGGACCACGAAGGCGTGAGAAGAGGTACTGGTAGTCCTCGATCGGGAACTGGGTCAGCTCGTCGAAGGCGATGTACTGGAACTCCGCCGACTGGTAGCGGTACTTGTCAAGCTCGCTTTTGAGGTAGCCGAACGAGAGCGAAGCGCCGCTGGGGAACTCCCACCGCTTGTCAACTGCGTCCCAGCGGGCATCAGTCTGGTCCAGCCACAGGTGAGCTCGGTCCATGAGCGCGCCGGGCAGCGAGAGATCCGTGTACGTCTTCCTGAAGATGATCGCCGCATACTCGGGTACGTCCACGTACTGGAGCGCCGCCATCAGGAGGAAGTCGCTCTTACCGCCGCCAGCCGCACCGCCGTACATCAGCTCCTTCGCATTGACCCAGAGCGCCGCATGCTGCTTGACATTCATGCGGTCAATGTGGTCCTGCGGGACGTACTTGGTGACTCTGATGTTGAGTGTGTCTGTGGTCATGATCCTGGTGTTGCGTACCGACCGAACTGTTCCCTGCACTCGGCCAGTTTCTCCTCCAGCTCCTCGATGTCCTTACGGTCATCTACCCGGAGTTCGCGCAGGTTCCTGATGATCTCGTTGAGTCCGTCGAAGGCCTGCTGGACCGCGTCTCCTTGGAGCGAGTAAGCGTTGGTGAGAGCTACACTCGCATCAGCGGCCTCGGCCCGCTGCTTCGCCTTCCACCCGAAGTACGACGCGGGGAGGCTGAGGATGAGGCCTACAACGATCGGGTTGTTGATCCATTCTACCGCGCCGAGTACCCAATTCATTTCCCTCTCCCGTTCCCGTTCGCGGTGGCGGGATCGAAGAATGGTGCCTTGAGTAGTGGAACCTGGATCCCCGCTAGCCCCCAATACAGAATTGCCAACTGAAAGCTCGACTCACCCGCGAATGCGGTCTCCGTTGTGCCCCACCCCCAGAAGACCATCGCGGTGGTGCTGATGATCAGGAGCACTCTCACCATCCAGAGGTTGCGACGGAGGTTGAGAACTACGAAGTACAGAAGCCCGATCCCGGAGAACCCCGCGGCCAGGACACTCTTGGGAATCCCGTACTGGAGGAAGGTCGGCGTGAAGATGAAGAAGTTGAGACCGAGAGCCACGAAGATCGCCGCGACTGTCATCAGCGATCGGTACAGGTTTGGGTTGGTCTCCCGGAGGTCCACCCGTCGTACGGGCGCGGGAGTGTCTGATGCACGGAATGAGTTCATGAGAAGATCTTGACCAGGGGTCGGCTACTCGTGCTGGAGGCTCTTTCGCCGGTTCCCCTGGTCAAGCGTTTGGGCACACGGCCCGGTTATCGAACGCAGTCCTACTGCTGGAGGAGCAGAAGCTCGGTGTTGGGCTTGTTCGTGTCGATCTTGACCTTGAACTCCCCGAGGATGTCCTCGATCAGGTCGCCGTCGCCCTCGACGTGGTCTCGAGTGACGTAGGCCTCGCTGGTGATGTCGAAGACCTTGGACTGGTCGTGGTCGAGCCAGAGGAGTTTGATGAAAGTCGCGGAGGTGAGACCGTCGTGCTCGATCGCCGTGTTCTTCGGGACTCCGGCCTTCGATGAGACGCCTGGGCCTCCGCTGCCTTCACGACTCATCGCGAAGTAGTCGATGAACGATGGGGACGGTCCTGACAGGGCCATGGGTTCGAGTTCCTTTCGGTGGTCTTGTAGGCGTCGCGGGAGGCTCAGAACGGCCTGTGGCGACCTTACGCGCGGATTCCTAAGCGAATGACGCCTTAGCGCCAAACCTTCGGAGACTGAAGATTGGTGAGTTTTCGCAATCGGTGGGCGGGAGTCCCTAGCAACCCCAAACCCCCGTTAGGGGGCAGGGGGGTCTAGCTGCGCGCTAGATGCCTAGCGACTTGCTGAGCTTGCGCTGGTCAGCCGCCGTGAGTCCGTAGCGCTTGCCGCGCCCGACGCCCATGCCAAGCGCTCGCGTATGGCGCCGAACCTTGCGCTGAGGCTGGTTGTGCTTCGCGCAGTAGTCCTGAACCGTGATCCGCTTTGTGCTGGTTGCCATGTCATGCGCCCCTTTCGTGGGGATTGCTTGCTTGCATAACAAGTATCGCCCATAAGCAGGCATAGCACAATGGGATATATGTCCATGCTACATACGTCCATGCCTAGCGCGCAGCGAGCGGGCGCGGATTGACGGGTGAGTGGCGGGTCGCGAAGTCGCGTAAGACGTGTCACCGCGATGTGAAATGCGATTTGTCTATATGCGGCTGGCGAGCGGCGCAAATTCGCACTTCGAGAAAAGTTCGCGTTTAGATAAGTCAGATCCTTCCGTGGTAGAGCGTGCGTATAGCGATTTAGACAAGTGTGAGCGCGTAGTGGCAGGCGAGCGATTAGCGATCGCAACTCATCAGGAAGTGCGTGTTTGAAAAGTCAGACCCAGTAGCGACTAATCACGAACTAGCCGCACGAGAAAGCCCGCATATGCGAGCGGGCGATCCCGAGTGCGTTAGACGGTTGAGCGAGCGTGGTCCGTGACGGTCCCGTCAGGTGTGACGGTTGCTTCCGGCGCTTCACAACCGGCGAGCTGGATGTAGAGGTTGGGGCGACCCTCGAGCGTGATGAGGCTGAAGTCCCGGAGGTTGTGATCCTCCACGAATTGCGTTGCGGCAGCGAGCTGTTGTGGCTCGATGCTGATTGTGTTGACCAGTGACATGCGTTGCTCCTTCTGTCGGTGCTTGCTTGCATGCATAAGCTAGCAGCTACGGAGCCCTGATGCAACACGAACCTTCAACCAGGCGTCTCGACCTGCTCCTCGACCTGGTTCTCGGCCGCTCCGCTCCGCTCCGTGATCTCCCGCGCCGAATCCGTGCCGTCAATCACACCCGCTTCGTTCAGCACATGCGCCACGCCTGCCGCGCGCTCCTGATCAGTCTCGATCTCGATGACGATTGGCCGCTCTCCGCCGCCAACTTCGTGACGGTGAACGTTCTCCTTGCTCCACCCGCCACTGAATCGCCTTTCGAGGACTGCCACGGCCGCCTGCCACCCTCTCTTTCCAGACAGAGCCTTCTTCAACATCAGACGCTCAGCTTCGCCCTCCGCGGCCTCTACCATCAGAGTGAACTCTACGAAGATTCGCTCGTGTTCTGGCACCTTCTCCAGGTCGCCATCAAACTCTTCGCGTTCCATCCACTCACGTGCTCGCGCCTTCCACGTATCGAAGGTTCTCTTGGTGATGCCCACCGAAGCACACGCCGCTCTCGGGCGATTGCCTTCGAGGATCATCTCGATGATGCGAAGAGCAGTGAGCGGAGTCAGAGCAGTGGGGCGACCCGTCAATGCCTTCGTCTGTTTCGCGATTCGCCTCGAGGTCTTTCGCCCCGTCTTCTCAGCGAGACGAATCATGTCGTCTGTGAGAGTGGTGCGTTGATACTTGTCGAGTTTGTCGGTTGCTTCTGCACTCATAAAGATGGCCCGAGATCCGTGACGCTTCAGGATTCTCGGACCGATTCGCTAACAGAAGAAACTATAGCACAGCTTCATCACTCGCGCCGCAAAATCATCTCGCTTCTTATTTGCCGCACCCTCGACGCGCTAATTCCGTATTCTACCGCTACTAACGCGGACACACGCTCGTCGCGCGCAATTTCTAGCTTCCACTCTATCGTCCCGCGTCGTTGCTTCAGCTCCGTTCCGCCCCGTGCTTGAGCAATCTGTCGGCTGATTTGCGCGATTACATCCAGCCTTTCGCGGTGTGTGGTGCATGCGTTGAACTGATCCCGTCGCTCCGCTGGCGTCGGTCCAACGTGATGACCTGTTGGCGGTGTGGTACCCGGTTTTGACCGCGAGATTTCGCTTGAAATGCGCGCAGCACGGATACCCGGCAACATCGCCAGCTGATTGATTCCTGAGCCCGCGAGGTGCGCTAGAGCGGGTGTGCATTCGCTCCGTGCATCCAGCAACGGGTCATAAGCTGGTCTCCGGCGTTGGGCTGTGCCCTTGATTGACATATCAGTCTCGATTTCACATCATGAGAAGACCCGCGTGCGATGCGGGGCTTCTCGGTGGGTTTATGTGTCGTAGGAGATGTAGATGGCGCGGATGTCCTTCACGGGGATGCGAACCGGTTGGCGTGGAGCGTCGTCGTTGTCGTGGTCCTCGTCGATGAGGAGGTGGAGGTCCTTGATGGCTGATCCGTTGTAGATTTGATCGTCGGTGATATCGAGGCGGAAGGTGTCGCAGTTGACCCAACGATCGTCGTCGATGTCGCGGGCTCCGTGAGCGATCGGCGGGGCGGAGGGATCGAGGGTGTTATCCGCGAGCACAGTGATTGACCAGTCCCAGTCGCCGGTGTGCTCGAAGTCCCCGAGTTGACGGATGGCTTGGTAGAGCTGCTGTAGGGCGAATAAGCGGTTGCCCTTCACCTCGGGAGAGTGTTCCCCGATGAAGTGATGACCGCAGATCAGCGATGCGAGGTCGGAGCTGATTGTGTGGTCGATGGTGCGAACGTTGATGGGTGTTCCGATGATGGTGTTATGCATGATGCGACTCCTTGATGTGTTGTGGTTGGCTTGCTGCTTATGCGGCGTCGAGTTGGAGCGTGTGATCCTGGTAGACGAGTGCGGTCATTGTGTCGAAGAACTGGGTGATGCTGTGGAGCGAATCCTCGACCCACGTTGTAGTGATGACCTGCGGACCCCCGTCATCTCCGGTGTCGAGGTTGAGAACCATGATGCGTTCGAACTCGGAGCATGTGACGGTGCAATCGAGTGCGACGGTGAGATTGGCATATGGGTTGTCGCTTGTGTCGGTGAAGTGGGCGACGGTATATGCGAGCTCACCCTCGAAGCGGTTGAATGAGTTGAGCCATTCGCTAAGCGCTTCGAGTGCGACGGTGATGCGCTGCGGCTGATCTGTTGCGATGCGTGCGGTGCGATCCATGATGCGAGCTCCTTGTGATTGCGGTTGATGCGCTTGCGCGCTGCTTGCTTGCATGCATATAGCTTAGCAGCTTGCACCGCAAATGGGCTGCCAGGCTTCACGGCGTGAGCTCGGTATTGCTACGGCAGCGAACCCGGTATGCGCGACGGGCGTGGGTGACGCGGGCAGGCGCGGGCAGGCATGGGCAGGCGCATGACGCGTACGGGCGTGAATGCATGCAGCGGTATCTCATTTCAAGGTTTCGTGAAAATCATCACTACTATATATGTATATCACATGATTTCCCAAAAAGCCTCTTGGCATCTCAGCTCCGCAATCCGCGACCCGGTCACCCATCGAGGCCCCGCTTCCCCTTGCCACGATACTGCGTGTCTCGGCTCTTCTGCCCTTGCTCCGTCATCGGCCTGACGATGATCTGGGGCCTGCCACGCAAACCGGTCTTCCTCTTCTCGACGATCAGACCCTGATCCCGAGCCATCTGCTTCAACGGCTTGCTGCTTGCCATGCCCATCTGAACTCGAAGCTGGCTGATCGGCAGGCCATCAGGATTGTCCTTCATGATCTCCCGGAGTCTGCTGTGGAGCATGGCTCGATCGGCCTTGGCCTGATGGACATAGACGTTGTACTCACTGTCGTCTGGCGTCCCGAGATCGAAGGAAACCCTCATCGCTCCTTGGGGCGCTTGCCCCCGGTGATCCGGAATCAGCCTGACGGTCGTCGGGTCCTCAGTCTTCTCCACGTACACCGCCGACTCGAACCAGCGGTGGAAGACAGAGCTACCCGACATACGCGCCGCGCCGTGGATTGGAGCTAACACGTTCTGCTTCTTGTAGTGGTGGATGATCTGGATTCCTACCCCGTGAGCCTGCTTCAGGCGGAGCAGCTTCTTCAAGACTGGCGCCACTTGCGCCTGCTCATTCTCGTTCACGCCGGGCGTCATCAGGTAGAACGGATCGAGAATCACCAACGCCAGCTGGTGCTTCACGACCTGCTTCTGGAGCCACTCGAGGTGGTCCGTCCGGGTCAAGTCGAAGCCGGCGTTGCTCAAGGTGTGGATCGGTAGGTCCGCCGTCGGCTTGAACTGGAGCGTCCCCCCGCCGTTGCTGAAGCTCGCGCTCGCCCCGAGACCCCGGCTCTCGATGATCCGGTGGATTCTGTCCTGGAACTCCCCCTCGTCGTTCTCCTCCTGGATGATCAAGACTGGCCCAACCGACGGGATGCTGAAGCTGTTGAGGAAGGGAGAGCCGCTCGCTACGCTGATCGCGAGGTCGGTGCTGATGACGGATTTGAAGGCCTTCGCTTCGCCGGTGAGGATTCCGTGTGCCCCCTCTGCCCAAATCGCTTCCACCATCCAGCCGGGCTTCCTGATCTTCTTCGACATGAACTGGCCGAAGGTCTGAAGCTTGCTGTCAAGCTCGAAGTCAGGAAGACCGTTCTCCGTCTCGGGCTTTCGCTTGCGCTTCTTCGACTTGCTTGGCGATGTCTTCGAGGACTTGGATGGTTCGTCTTGTTGCTTCGACCCACGCCGTGAGGACTGGGCGGGCCGCTTGGATGAACGCCGTGACTTGCTCTTCAGTGAGTCCGACACGGTCTGTGCTGCCGCTTTGTTGATCTCGCTCCATAGCTGCGGTATCTCCCTCTTCTGTCCTCGGTATTTGTTCCACACCGTCGGTCGCACTACCACGAACACTTGCTCCGGCTTCATCCCGGCGCTCAGCAGGTCCACGTAGAGGCACCAGAGGCGCTCAGATCGGTCACCACGTGCCTCGGTTGCGCGCAGCAGCTTCTTAGCCCGTGGCGGGATTCTGAAGCGCCGTACGATCCTCCCGGGTGGCGCTTTTGGGAACTTCACGTCTCTCAGCTCGAGGTAGTGCTGCTTCGGCACTCTCATGCCGCGGACGAGCGTGTGGATGTCCTTCGGGTCGTACTGAAGCTCGTCCTTCCACCACATCAACCGCACTTGGAAGTCGTCCCCGTGCTTCGTGGAGATAGAGCCGGGCACACGCAGCACTTTAGTGAGCGACCAGCCGCCTCGATCCGCGTCCGTGAAGTACGTGGTCCGCTGGTTGAGGAAGGCTAGCTTCTCTGGAGGAAGAGCTTCGGTAAGCCGCCAGAGGCACTGATACCTGCCGCGGCTCGTCTCCCACGCAACTGTAGGAGGCAGATGATTGAGTTTCCGGGGGTCGCTTTCGTCCAGGTCAGCGTAAAGCCAGCGCCCCGGGAGAGCGTACTCGTTGCGACGACGCTTCCGTCGGAAAAGGCATGGCGCGAAGTAAAGATCGACACCCCCGTGAGGCGGGAGAAGCTTCCGCGTCTTTGCTTGACCTCGAACCACCCGGTTTTCTGTGAAGACATGGTCATCGTCGAAGAAAGCTAGGAACGCATGCTGCTCTTCGTTATCGGGTCGCTCGTGTGCGTCCCATACGCGATTGATGAACTCGGTCGTTGGATGGACACCCATCTGCTCCTCTCGGTTGACTGACGTGAAACCCCCTGCACTTTGATTATAGCATCGCATCCCGCTCCGCTGCCAACACGTGGCTCGAGAGCTACCCGTGATGCTATAATGCGGGTAGCTGGGATCTCCTCTCGGCCTGCGGTGAGCACCGACCTCCGCTCTCTTGAGACAGCTTGCTTGCACCTCGCGTCTCGGAAGCGGGGGTCGGCCCGCGTTAGGAACTGCTAGATCCTACGGTGGGGGGCCTGTTAGCATTTGCTAATAGCGAAGCTCCTTGCGCGCATATAAGGCCTCTAAATAAATTGCAGCTATACCCCTAGCTGCGCTAATTTGATGCGCTTAGCAGCGCTTATATTAGCTCCTGGGTCCGCATGCATGCATGCTTGCGCGCGCGCTTGCAGCGCAGCTAGCGCACCGTCACATGCAGCCGCAGAAAAGCCGCAACCCAAGGAGGGCCACGGCTTCGCTGCTACGAGTCCTGTCGGTGGTCCGGCTCGCCCACGTCCACGATCGTGAACTCCAGCGACGCTTGGTTCGAGAGTGCGTTCTCGACCATCTGCCGCGCTGTGGCCTGTGCGTCTGGCCCGGGAACTCCCGTGCACTGGACGCGAACCTCGACGCTCACGTCGAACAGGTCATCCGAGGTTGCTTGCCTCGTCGTCGCTTGGTCTGATGCTTCCATTATCTCACCTCCTTTGATCGGTTGCTTGCATGCAGCTAGCATAGCATCTTCGGTCGCACTTGATTCACTGGTAGAGACCGCAACAAGGCCCCCCGGGAGTCGCGATACCGGAGGGCCAAGTGCCTACGACGGCGAGAGCGGAGCAGCAAGCAAGACTCCCGCCGGAGTTTGGTGCGAAGCTAGCTAAGCATTATAGCAGCCCCCGCCCGCCCGTGATGATGAGCGCTTCCTCGAAGCCCGAGTTGGTGAGGCAGTACTGCGGCTCCCCGTTCGTGTCGAACTTGAAGGCATAGTTCCGTCGGATGAGCGCGGGTAGAGTGAAGGTTTTCAGTCCCCGCTCTACCACCGTGGGACGGTTCCCCGCTTCGAGGTCGTGGTTGTTGTGGAAGTCCGCGAGGTCCTTCGCTGTGAACATCTCCTGCGGCTCCCCACGCAAGCGGGCTGCTGATACGAGGACCGCCCTCGCGTTCTCGGTGAGCGCGTTCATCAGAGGACCCCCGCAGCTAGCAGCAGCTTCTTCCCGCTTGCGTGACGGCGCAGATGCAGGAACAGATCCTTGGCTGCTTCCTCCCGTGTCGGCGCTACCGTGGGGTTGGGACCGAGGAGCAGCGACACGTTGCGGGTCGAGAAGCCGCCGTCCTTCTTGGTCGCATGCGCCTCCCAGTATCCCCACCGCGCCTTGGTCAACACGTACCCCAGGCAGTGGTCGTTGAACCTGTTGCCCTTGAGGTCGGCTCCGTAGACGAGGTAGGTCCGCGGATACCGGCGACGGATGCTGCTATCCCCCGGCGCCATGAAATAGAAGCGGACGGGGTACGTGACGGTTGTCTCGACTGTGTTGCTCTTCTTCGGCATCGCGCTCATCGGTTCTTCCCCGAGTCGGTGGCGTAGCAGAGCGCCCCCTCCTCGTCCCAGACAGCGATGTCGACCCACTTGTTGTCTCGGTATGTAGCAGTGACCATCGAGGTTGTGATGCTGTCTCGGTGTTCGGCATCGCCTCTGAACTTCATGGTCACCGGTGTGTGGACGTAGATGGTGTCGCGCCAGATGAACATGGACGAAGTGCCAATGGCGACATCATCTGGTTCGTTCCAGTCCTCCACGAGCATCGCGATGTGGTCCGTGAGCTCGAGGTTCTTGAGGTCCTGGTGTGATGCGGTGCGTGCTTGCATGCTAGCTGCTCCTTTACGCGTCGGTTGAAACGAGGTAGGAACCTTCGCTCCAGTTTGTATCTTCCTCGACGGTCAGGTCTGGGCGACGTCCGGGGATTCCGTACATCGCATCCTCGATGGCACGGACGGCATCATCGATGGTGTGGTAGTGGGTCGGCGTGACGGTGATGCTGAACCCGGCGGGCGTTGCGTGGTAACGACGGCCAGCGCGCTGCTGCTTGAGGCAGTTGCGATGCTCGCAGTGCTCGCCGTGTCTGATCCATCCGATGACCTCGTCCCCCGCGTCTGCGTCGGGGCGACGAAGGGTAATTGCTGTGAACTGTTCCATTTGCTGCTCCTTGGTAGAGGTTGCTTGCTTGCTAGCTAAGCATAGCAGCTTAGAACCGTCGCTGCAACACGAAGTTGCTATCAGGCCCCCAGCTTACGGCCGGGCGTTAGATCGGCTCGCCCACCGG